CTACAAATTTTTAAGTACATCTAAAGTCTTGGTTGTTTCGGCAGTTCGTTTCTTTTCGAGTAAGTGGGCGTATGTTGAAAGGGTAATATTTACATCAGCATGACCTAATCTTTCACTAACGTATTGAATGGCAATATCTTGTGATAATAGATAACTAGCATGTGTGTGTCTCAATCCGTGGAATGTAATAAGCTTACTATTTCTCTTTTCAAGATACCGCCTTAATTGCTTGTTGACGGCGTTATTAGTTGGCGGTAGACCAGTTATGCTCTCAAAGGCGTATTGTGTACCAAACTCCCATTTTTTAACGCTCATCATAAAATCAGATGGTAAATCAACGATACGATTAGAAGTCTTGGTTTTGGTGTCTTTAAATTCTTTATCAGAGCTTTGCCATGACTTATTGATGTTGATCGTGTTGTTGACGAAATCGAAGTCTTTTTCTGTCAATCCTGCTATTTCCGAGTACCTAGCACCTGAATATATAGCCATTAAAATCATGTGACTTGTCACGGCTTCGCTGCCAGATACATCTTTAACCAACAATTCTAATTCGTTGTTTTCTAAAAATTTTAAATCTTTATCTTTACTATTTTTAGCAGAGAATGTTTTGACATTTCGAGCGAAGTCTTTGTATATAAAATCTTCATCTACTGCATAACGAACAAATGAGCTAATAATATTTTTAATGTGGGAAACTGATGACTTTACGTGTGTTTTTCCATACTCGTTGATTAGTTTTTGAAAGTCAGCTGTTGATATATCAGAAATACGTTTGTTTGGCCATTTTTCACGTAGTAACTTTGAAATGACCTTGTACCATGCTTTGCTCTTGGTTTCCAGTAGCGGCTCCTTAAATACTTCATACCAATCATCAAACATATCAGCAATAATTCCGTTGCCTTTGGATAAGGTATCATTTATTTTCTGATTTTCAACTTCGATAGACCACTTTTTAGCTTCACTTTTCGTTATGAATCCTGATTTTGTTTTCTTCTTATATGTTCCATTAATGTTAATAGAAACACTAGCAGTCCATTTTGAACCACGTTTATAGAATGATGCCATATAAAAAGCCTCCTTTAAAAAGGGGGCTTATATCTGTTATAATCTAATAGAACGCCCCGTGCGTTTATTCATTTTGTTAGCACACCCAGTGAACTTTTGCAGGTTAGGGTGTGCTTTTTTTTACAATGTTTTACTTGCTAAAATTTGTTGCACTTCCGTCAAGTTTTGACCCTTTTTAAAATTTATTCTTTCAGAAGGTTCAACTTGACCAGATATCCATATTTTTACTTCTCCGTCCAAATCAAAGTGACCGCTTGTTTCAGTAGAAAATTTTGAAATAGAACGATAGGCGATAGATTTGTATTCAACCTTTTTAGCAGTTAACCCTTGTTTATCAGATAAAATCAATCTTTTATTAGTAAAGACAACTAAGTCACGTACTAATTTAAAGGCATGTTCAATTACTTCATCATCAATTAGTAGCGGTGATATTTCTTCTTTAACACTTTCAATTGACACACCGGAAGCATTGCCAATCAATCCGTTCAACATTCCCATTATTAAATCTCCAAACCATTTTAGCGTGGATAGTGCACGTGTATGTACGCCCTAATGGGCATGAAATTAGTAACCGTAGTCGTCACTTGCTTTCCCTTGGTCGTTGAGTATTTTTGCAGTCATTGCAGGTATAGTTATTTTTCCACTCATAGTTGATTTGTAAGATACTGTCCCAACGCTTGTTCCTGAAACGGTTACCAAATCATCTTCCAAAATCCTTGAACCATTCAAAATATCCGGGTCAAAGCCTACTAAAATAATATTATCACTATTCCCATCAACAGCTAATCTTATTTGTGTCTCCGATTTATCTTCCATCACTTGGATAACCCTACCTGTGAATTGCATCTTTTTACCTTCGTAGTCATCTGGCGTCCTGGCAACTTGATCATATGTTATACCTGTTTTATACGAATTCGGGTCTTTATCGACAGCTTCACTAGAAGACATTGCGGCGGCTCTCGAAGATGATTCAGCAGCTTTTGATGATGCTTCAGCGGCTCTCGATGATGATTCAGCAGCTTTTGATGATGCTTCAGCAGCTTTTGATGATGCTTCAGCAGCTCTCGATGATGATTCAGCAGCTTTTGATGATGCTTCAGCAGCTTTTGATGATGAAGATTTTTTACTACTTATTTTAGCGTCGCTGACAGAGCTATCAGCACTCGTATCTCTATTGTTTGTTTGAGGCATGGAACTGACACCAACAATCAATGACGCACAACCAGCTATAAAAAGTATCAGTGGTGTCTTCCATGTTAACTTTGATTCTTTTTTTCTAAACTTATTAAGTATTATAATTATCAACGTTACCCAGAACGCTACACTTAATATCAACCATAAAAACATCATGGCATTACTCATATTTCTTGATCTCCCAATATCTCTAGCTTTTTAATGTGGACGCTTAGCACATGCACCTATTCTGTAACAATTAATGATTTAAATGATTCATCAGCATAATGTTCAAGCCAAGAAGGAACATGGTAATATTCCATAAAACCATTAACGTTTGTTGGCATTTCAATAGACATCAACATTCTAATAGCGTTTTTATGTGCAAGCAATTCTTCACCGCGTTTACCGTATTCGCTGAATTGATAGACCGCTTGCGCGTCATGATCGCCATACAATATGTGGCTAATTTCGTGAGCGAATCGATAATTATAAGCAACTCGTGTTTCAAAGTTAGGATTCATGACTATGCCTTTATCATAAGTAAAGCAAACGTCTGGCGTGTTAGTCATTAAATTTAAATTATCTCGAATAATGATATTATTTTCGGTCGCAATAATAGATAGCTTTGTTAGTACTTCACTTGAGATAATGTCCATCAAATTACTTACCTCGCTGTGAGCGTAAAAATCGCGCAAACTCTAAAAGTTTTTCCTTATCTTCATCAGGAATAGGTTTGCCATCAAACGCCATCATTATCTCTTCATCAAAACCACTTAACTCATTATTTGATTGAGCAGGATTCATGTCATCAGTACGTCCTAATAGGTAGTCGGTTGATACGTGGAGTACGTCAGCGACTTTTTGGAGGTTGTCTGCTTTTGGTGTGCTACGATCCCATGAATAAATTGATTTTTCAGCAAGACCTGCTTTAATTGCAGTTTCAGTTAAAGAAATTCCCCGTAATTTTGCAACTTCTTTTGTTCTATTAAGTATAGTCATATTAACGGTTTCCCTTGTTTTTTCGACAAGAAAGTACGAAAGTATCATATTTTTGTTGATAAGTATGAAACTATCATATATACTAATTCTTGTAAGTTAGTTACTAAGTGTTAAGCAAAACAAAAACACCTACAAATTTATCTATCTTGGCGGAGTGATAAGGTTAGTAGTCCTTTGTTTATGCTTGTTTACTATGTCATTATAGTACGAAACTTTCATAAAGTAAATGATAATTTACAACTAATTATATAGAACTTAATAAGTTTTGTAGGAGAGGAGATTGTATGACAGAACAAATGATTGTCGATGCGGCAAAAGAGTTCAAGAAAAGCGTTAAAGATGAACTGTTTAAGCGCGACATGACACAACGTGACTTAGCTAAGTCGATTGGTGTGACGGAGGCATCACTTAGTTTAGCGATCAACACATTTGCAGTCAACAAATCATCACGAGAAGTTCGCGAAAGCGTTCGCAAGCTACTAGGAATTTCAGAAAACTAAGGAGGAAAAACATGAACGAAATCGAAAAAAAAGCCGTGCTAGATTTTATCTCTAAAAACTATCACGACTCAGATCGCATTGAAATTAAGATGTCAGGCGCTTCAATGCCGTTTGTCGCCAGTCTGAAAATTCTTCTAAAACGAAGTGCTTAGTAAATTTTTTATTAGTTGTCGGAATAACGATGTTGGCTTCTTTTGTCGGTGTAGAGTCACGAATATTTAGAAAAACGATACTACCAGTAACGGAGTCGTACCCCTCTAACCTAAGTGGGAAAGTAAGTAAAAACGATTGCACGATATCGGATTTTCAGAGAGTTGCCGACAAGGTTCAATCGTTTTATTCAAAAAATGCCACTGTTCGTGCCGTTACTTTATCCACGAATACTTAAAACTTCCACCTGACACATAGGCGTTGTAGTTAGCTTGATCAACTAAAAACACATCTGATGCGTAGCTTAGCTTAACACTAACGCCAAGTGAACCACCGGGATTATCGTAATAGGGAATGTTCATAAAATCTATATTCCTTTCCTAGACTAGGCAAATGAGCCAGTAATTAAAGGATAGCACTACAAGAACATTAAAACATTAGAAAGGAAGTGATCGGGTGTCGTTTGACGTAACAAAGAATTACCTACAGAAGGAAATTCAAATTGAACTAAAAGGCATCACGTCAGAAACGTTCAATAAACATTATCGCAGTGATAAGAACTTTCCTAAACCAATATTTGATACACCACGTAAGAAGGTTTGGGACGGACGAGCATTAGTATATTACTTCGATAAAAAGTCAGGAAGGTAAGCAATATGCAAAATGAAGTACAAGTATTTAATTTTGAAACAAGCAGAGTGAGAACTCTTAATTTAGAAGATGTGATTTGGTTTGTGGGTAAAGATGTCGCTGAAACTTTGGGTTACGCAAATGCCAGTAAAGCAGTTAGAGACCACGTTGATGACGACGATAAAATAGTGGGGGTCCAAAACGTTACCCCATCAATTTCTGATTCGTTAGGTCGTTCTCAGACGCCAACGCTTATCAACGAATCAGGTCTCTACTCACTAATCCTATCAAGCAAACAGCCTAACGCTAAAAAGTTCAAACGTTGGGTCACATCAGAAGTATTACCAACAATTAGACAAACAGGCGGTTATCAATTGGCGCCTAAAGATCCCATGCAAGTTTTGGAACTAATGTTTCAATCATTAAAAATGCAAGATTATCGACAAGAGCGTTTGGAGCGAAAAATCAATTCAATTCAAAACTCACAAACAATTAGTGGTGATCAAGAATTAGTATTACGACAAATTAGAAATGACAAAGCAATTCAAATTCTTGGATATAGGGGTAATGCACGTTATCAAGCATTATCGAGAATGGTATTTGCTCGTATTTCAAAAGAGTTTAAAAGTAAATTTAGCATTCCACGATATAATGCGTTGCTCGCAAAAGACTTTGAGAAAGCAAAACGCTACCTTATGAAATGGGAACCAGATGACGCATTCGCATACCGAATCGCTTATCGGAAAGGAGTAAAAAAATAATGTATCCGAACGAAGATTACGAGAAACTGCAAAAGAAAATATCACAGTTTGCTATTGATGTATTAAATATGGAAGAAACAAAAACAAACCCAGAAATGATTATTGCTATTTCAAGGCTTGTTGGAAGTAAAGAATTATTTTGACGGTAAAAAGTTAACGACATTAGTAGAAAGGAGTAAATCAGTGAAACAACCAAATGTAAAAATTATCACGCAGTTAGCAATTCACAACATCAAGCAAAAGGAATTAGCTAAAAGGATCGGCGAGCGTGAAGATGAAACAAGTCGTGCAATCAATGGAGGAGATGCAGAACGCTTCGAACGAATCAGAAACAAAATCTTTGATTACTTCCAGATCAATTAATTTGAAAGGCTTCCCACAGATTAGAGATAACGTGGGCAATGTGATTGGCTGGAGTTGGCGTGAAATTAGGAAATGGGAATTTTCCAGAAACCGTTAGGAGGTATGTATGTACAGAATTGCAATCGTGTTACTAATGTGGATTGTTGTATTTTCAGGAATATTCATTATTAATCGAATCGCTCCAGATAATCATTGGTACAAAATATATTCAGTTATTTTAGCGTCACTGTTCACAATTTTTGCAGTTCTTTTTGAATAATAGGAGGTATGTATGTGGTTTTTACAAGTAATAGCATTATTGATTATCGTTGGAGCAGTTTTCTATCTAGGAATGCTGCAGGGTGAAGCGCAGTACAAAGAAAGTATACGCCGGCACCGTGATTTTCACCGTATGGGCGGTATGAGCAACAATAATAAGTATTGGAGGTAAGATATGGCATCATTACCAGATGCATTGAACTTTTATCAGGGTGACATTCAAGAAGAACCTGTTGGCTTTAAAGCGAGACTGTTTGACTTCTCTTCTGGTGAATATGTTACGAAGCAGTTCAGAACAGAAGGTAAAGCATATTCAGCTATTGCTGAACAAGTTGATAGGTTGAATGAAATCGCAATTGTACTTGACGAACAAAATTTTGAGCAGGTGTATAGCAATGAAATCCAATAACAAAGATTTGATAGCTCAACTCGAAAAAATTCAAGGAGATGTTAATCGTATTAATCATCAATTACCAGCCAATATGGAAACCGTTAAATACTACGGCAAAGATGTTACAGCATTTTTATCAATCATGATAGGCAGGATTAAGAATGTACGTTAACTACGACTTGATGATTGAACATGCTAAAGGTGAGCTAGATAGATCAATTAAGGAATTAAGATTCTATCGAATGTACACCTCAAAGCTAGAAAATGGTTTTACCAGAAAGGAAAATATTCGTAATCTACAAAATAGAAAAAGAATGTTTGAACAACGAGTTCGAATGCTAGAAGAACAGAGAGGTAAGCATAGTGAACAGATTACGTGAACTTCGCAATGAGCGTGGACTATCACAGGATAGATTAGCAAACGAAATGTTAATAAACATCAAAACTTTAAGACGTTATGAAGTCGGGGAAAATGATCCTCGTGTTGCAATACTGATTGATTTAGCCGATTATTTCGAAGTCTCAATTGATTATCTAGTGGGATGGAGTGATGTTAGATGAACAGATTGCGTGAACTTAGAATAGAGCGTGGGCTTAAAATATCTGAATTGTCTAATGAATTAAATTTAGCAGGAGCCGATGCCGTTGGAAAATATGAGCGGGGCGAACGTGAACCAAATATTCACATACTGATAGCACTAGCCGATTACTTCAACGTCTCCATAGATTATCTGGTCGGAAGGAGTGACGTTAGATGAACAGATTGAAAGAGTTGAGATTAGAACGTAATATGTCTCAGGCTGATGTTGGAAAATTATTCAAAATAACAAGACAAGCTGTTCAACGTTGGGAAGTTGGAAAATCGCATCCTAACATTTTCCAGTTGATAATACTAGCAAAATATTTCAACGTTACACCGCAATATCTAGTGGGGTGGGTTGATGAATGAATCATTAGAACACGCCAAATACGATTTCATCAAAGCTCGTGATGATTTGAAATATTATCGCAGATTTGTTTATCCACACGATAAGCATAAATTAAAAAAACTAACTGACTGGCGTAACACTACCAGAGTTAGATTGTACAGACTACAACAGGAGATTAGTTGATGACTGAAACATACGAAGTAACACAAGAACAATACGACAAAATTATGGCACTAGCTGGTAGTGAATATCCACTACTAACGCTTGCTCTTGCTAATCGTCATGATAAATATTCAGATTTACTTGAATCGATCTCGACAGAAGAAGAATTAGCATTAGCTCGCTATATTGGTGGGGATGAACGAGTTTTGTTTGTGGTTAAAGAACAAGAATATACATGGTCTGTATTCGGTAACGGTGTCCGTTATGCAATTACAAAATTTAATGAACCAAAAAACTCCCTATTAACAGGGAGCTACGGAATTGCAGATAGGGCAAAATCAGCTCCAGTCAAATTAACCAAATCAGAAGTGATTGATTTAGGCTTTGATCCAGATATGTTTACCAATAATTAGTTTCTAGCATGGTCTTGATATAAACAGATAGGTCTGAACGCTGTCTAGCGGTCAATGTATGATTTTTGAACGACAGTTCTATTGTGCTATCAGATATATCAACTGGTTTATCACTAGTAATAGCCATACGATTATCAGTTCTACCAAGTAAATAATCCACAGTTGTGTTAAACACAGTAGCAACTTTGCCTAGAGCTTCGCCTGATGGATTAACTCTGCGCCAGTTACCTATTGTTTGTGGGGCAAGTTTTGCACGACGTTCAACTTCTGCAATCGACAATCTATGTTCATTAGCAAGTTGACGTACATGGTTATAAGTTTCCATAAATTAGTACCTCTGCACAAATTGTCTCACGTTTATTTACGCATTGTCAAGAACTTGATTTGTATGTATACACATGGAGGTGTGTTGTTTGAAATATGATTTGAGAGTAGATGGTAAAACATTTAAAACTTATGAAAATTTTGATGAAGCCATACGAATGGCTAACTTATTGAATTGTGTTTATGACACGATTCCAGAAGCGGGAAGGGCAATAGTTGTAGGCGAATACTATGACAATCGAAGAATACAAAAGACAGTCAATTAAACGTGTCAATAAGCAAGCAGCAGTTTCGGGGGCGTTTACACATTGTTTTGATACACGCGCGCAATCAGAACGGAAACGTACATCAGAACGTAAGCGCAGATTAAAGGCGTTAGTCAGAAGTAACATTACTGAAATTGACGTGCTTGCACAGTATTTTATGATCAGCGTGAACACGATTAAAAAGGTCGCCTATTCTGCTGGTTATCGTATCAGCAATGGGCAAGTTGTGGAAAGTGTGATGAGGTGAAATTTTTAGATTTATTTAGCGGAATAGGTGGTTTTAGATTAGGGCTTGAACGTTCCGGTCACACTCCTGTTGGGTATGTTGAAATTGATAAGTTTGCACGTCAATCATACCAAGCAATGTATGACACAGACGGTGAATGGACTGCCGAAGACATTAACAAAGTGACAGATGAAGAGTGGAGAAAATTTAATGGAACAGTTGAACTCATTGCAGGGGGATTCCCTTGCCAATCATTCAGTATCGCTGGAAAGCGTGAGGGATTTCTTAACCAAACAAAAGGAACGTTATTCTTCGAGGTTGCCAGAGCGGTTAAACAAATCAAACCACGCTTTGTATTCCTTGAAAACGTCAAAGGGTTACTCAATCACGACAAAGGGAACACTTTTAGAACAATCCTCAACACGTTTGATGAATTGGGGTATGATGTGCAATGGCGTATACTTAACTCTAAAAATTTCGGCGTTCCACAAAATCGGGAACGAGTGTACATTATCGGACATCTTAGAGGAGACAGTGGACGAGAAGTATTTCCTTTCTTCGGAGAAGACGGAGAGATTAATAAAGCAAATGTCATAAATCCATTAAAAGGTAAAAGTGATTACGGTTGGCACTTTGAACAAGAAGTTCATGATGAAAATGGCTTATGCAGAACTGTAAAGGCTAATGGTGGAAGCGGCAATATCCCAAAGGTTATTTTACAAAACCCAGCAAATGCGAAACAAGTTGGGAATATTTCTGAAAGCAATTCATTTGGTGGCAATCCACAAACAGGTCGTGTGCATTCAGATGACGGATTAAGTCCAACGCTTAATACTATGCAAGGTGGTGGGCGTGAACCAAAAGTTGCCATACCAGTGTTGACTCCTGATCGGGTAAATAAAAGACAAAACGGAAGATGTTTTAAAAATGACGGCGATCCATCATTCACGCTAACTGCACAAGATAAGCATGGGGTTGTTGTCAAAAATAATATCGAAGAGTACGCACGCAAGGTAACAAAAAAAGAGTTCGGAGTTACTGAGACAAAGGATGGAAGTTATCGTGTTCATAAAAAAGACGTTAGAAAAAGTGGCATACAGGGGCTTGATTTTACTAATCCAAAAGGAATTTCAGGCACACTGACAACCAATCACCCACAAAATACGTGGAGCAAAGATTATCGTATACGCAAGTTGACACCAAGAGAATGCTGGAGATTGCAAGCGTTTCCCGATGAACTTTTTGACAAGGCACAGCAAGCTGGCTTATCTGATAGTCAATTATACAAACAAGCTGGTAATAGCGTGACTGTAAATGTGATCGAATATATCGGTCATTTGTTGAAAGAAAGGGAATGATATGAAAATAGTTAGCTTACAGCGCGTGGGATTGGGAGCGAATAGTTATGCGAGAGATTAAGTTTAGAGCGTGGGATAACATACTAAATGAATATTTTTCATGGGAAGACAGCATCAAATTCAATAACTACCATGATTTGATAGAAGATAACTATAATGGTGCAGTTTCACTTGAACAATACACAGGTCTCAAAGACAAAAACGGTGTTGATATTTATGAGGGCGATATTGTAAAAACGTTTTCAAATATAAACAAATACACTCATGATTTTGAAAATGATGTTGAACCTAAATATAAAAACACAGCAATAGCTTACGAAAATGGTGCGTTCAGAATTACGTATAAAGGTAAGCCAGACGCTATTTTGAATAACAATGGCAGTACCTTTGTAAAATATATGGAAGTCATTGGTAACATTCACGAAAACGCAGATTTATTGAACGACACCGACCGTATCAGTCCTGATGACATCGGCAATGATATTCATGAGTTTTTACACGGAGGAGATAAGTGATGACTGAACCAGTATCATATATGTGGAAAACAGAACGAGGAACAATAATTGGATTTACACCAAATGACAATAGCCATTCAGGCGGACAACTTGGGATACCACTTTACACAGCAGAGCAGTTACACCCACGTGTGAAGATGACAAAAAAGCAATATAAAGAGTGGCAATCAGTGATAAGGAGTATTTACCCTGTCAATTTACATGAGTTATTTAATTTGATTTTTAACCCATCAGAACATCACGGTGAATACGCCGGTATGAGAGATATTTTTTCTTTCAATAAAGGACAAAAGAAACTTGCACAATTATGGTCTGATTTCGACTCAGACAATCCAGAAGAATTAATTGAGATTGTTCCTGATATGAAGTGGTTTGTTCGTAGTAAGGAACAATATCAACCAGATATGGATCAGGGAATTTCTGAAAGTGGTTATCTTTATTTAACACAAGGCAATATTTATAGCATTGAATATTATGAAATGGCTCCGTTCAAAGATGAAGCTCAACAATTTGACACCAAAGACCAAGCTGAAAAATGGACTAACCCACTAACAGAAGCGGTGCAGTTACCAGTGGAGGGCGAGTGATGGATAACGAAGATGAAAATGGTGGTCATGGTTATATGGAATTCGGCTGTATAGGCGGCGCTGTCGTACAGGTATTTTATGCAGATGATAATGAAGAATGTGAAGACGATGAAAAATAAAGCATATAGCGTGGCGGGTAAATGAAAGTAATAGAAAAGCAAGTGTACATCGTGGGTTATCGCAAGACAGATAATGACGAGTGGGAAACATCTGGTACAACTTATGGCAATCAGATTGACGCACAAGCAGTCATAAATAAATTGAGTAAAGAGACACCACAACAGTTGAAGCTGTTTAAATTTGGAAGGGCAACACCAGTATGAACTACAAAGAACTAAGCAACAGCTATAAAACAACAGAACACTTTAAAGACCGTTTACGTGAGCGATTCAACGTGTTCAATAATCAATTACAATGGGCGCAAACATTTTTCAACTCACAACCACGGTTGGTTAATGGAATTGACAATGTTCAGAAGTGGAGCAATGGAAACATTGTTGTGGTAACAGATGTTAAAGACCACGCCTATGTCACAGCATACAGTATTTCAAACAATGTTATTTTAGACACTGAAAGTTATGCTAAATTTCAAAAGGTTGCCAATGATCTAATCGAAAAGAAAAAGAAAGCAACGGTTAAAGAAATTTCTGCTATCAAAAAGTCACTGGTGACAAAACTATCTGATATTGATAACAGTTTGAAATTAGTGAGTGACACTAATTTATCTATTCAAAGTGAATTAGATGAGTTGCACAGCTATGAAGAACGAATTGCTAGTTTTATGGAAATTGTGATTGTGGAATAAAATTTGCGCTCGTACTTGTAAATATACCCAGAAAGGAACAAAATAATGCCCACATTGAGTGAATTAACTGATTTTGAAATCAAGCTAAAAAAGATGCTTGAAGATGAAGAAATTGATACGCAAACATTTGAAGATACAGTAGCCTCGCTAGATATGGACGCAAAGATTGACGGACTATATTCCGTGGCTACAAACATTCAGGAAACAATTGATATTCTAACCGCACGTATCAAAATGAATCAGGAACGCGTTAAGTCAGAAAAGAAATCACTTGAACGATTGTTAAATTACGTGGCGTTTGTTATGGAAAAAGCCGGTGTTAAAGAATTACGCACCCACACATCACTATTCACGATCAGGCGTAGCGTAGCGGTTGAAATTGATCCAGAAACATCACGTATTCCAGATGAATTTATCAACGTTAAAGAAACAAAGACACCTGATAAGGCGAAATTAAAGGCGTTTATCAATACAGGTGGAAAAGTTAAGGGTGTGGCAGTTATTGAACGAACACATGCACAGGTGAAATAAATGAAAAAACGAGAAAAAGGTGTTAAAACACCGTTCAGAGTATTGATTTACGGTAAACAAGGCGACGGTAAAACATCAGTAACACGATTTGCACCGGGTCCAGTAGCGTTACTTACTTTAGATAATACAGATAAGGTTCTGGATAATGTCGATAAAGACGGTATTGTGGAGCGATTCTACATTGAAGATTACAGTAAGATTCTCGCTGAAATCAATGAGTTTATCGAGTATGTCGCAAACAGTGAATTTAAAACAGTTGTGTTTGATAATTTAAGCGCGCTAGAAAAAGTTTGGTTTGTGAATGCGGCTGATGAAGGTAAGAATCACGGTATCAATTCAATGCAGGACTACGGCAAATATAGTAATCAGCTAATTAAAATGCTGACATACATTGATAGTCGATTGAAAGATAAAAACGTTATCTACACAGCATGGCAACGTAACGGTGAAATTTGGTTAGAAAGCGGTCAGAAAATCACGCCATTCCAACCTGATCTACGAGATAGCGTGAATAATTACTTTATGGGAACCGTTCATGCAGTGACGCATATCAAATATGATCAAGAAAAGAAAGAACGTTATTGGACTTTGACAAATTCAGCAAACGAATATGCAAAGAATCAAATTGACGGTCGTAAGCGTGCTGATTTCGATAAATTGTTTGATTGGGAGGCTTAATGATACATGCCGTTTCAATTATACGATTATCAGAATAAACTACTTTCAGAAGCACGACAATCGCTTGCTAATGGTTCAAAAAGCGTCATGGTGGTTTCGGCTGCTGGTTCTGGTAAAACAGCTATGATGAGTGAAATGGCTAGATTAACAACCTCACATCACAAAAGAGTGTGGGTTATGGCACATCGAAAAGAATTGATAAATCAAATACGAGATAGCTTTAAGTTTAATGAAATTGATTTCGAGTATGCGGTTATTAAAACAGTCGGTACTATGGTCCATAGAATGAATAATATGGCACCACCAGATTTAATAATTTTTGATGAAGCTCATCATAGTATAGCTAACACATATCGTAAAGTTAGAGATAAATTCCCTAACGTTCCCACAATAGGATTCACAGCCACACCGTGGCGAATGAGTGGTGTCGGGTTTACGGATATGTATGATGACATTGTTACTGGACCAAGCATACCGTGGTTAATTGAACACGATAAGTTGGCGCCGTTTGATTATTATGTCCCAACGTTTATTGACATCAATAAGATTAAATTCAATTCTGCTGGTAACGCGACTGCTGATTCTATGCAAGAAGCTGTCGGGGATGAGTTAGCAACATTAAATTCAATATATGATCAATGGAAATTGTTAGCGGAACATGAAAAGACAATCACTTATATGTATTCAGTTGATAGCTCACATGCGATTGTAGATTTGTTTAATCAAAACGGTGTACCATCAGCCCACATTGATAGTAAAACACCAAAAGCTATACGTGATAAAGCTATGCAAGATTTCAAAGAGGGCAAGCTACAAATGCTTTCAAATTATGAATTGTATGGTGAGGGTGTGAATATTCCAGACGCAACCACAGTTATTATGGCGAGACCTACTAAATCATTAGTGTTTTACATTCAGGCTGGTATGCGTTCTATGCGTTATCAACCCAACAAAAAAGCACTGATATTAGACTTTGTGGGAAACGTTAATCGGTTCGGCTTGCCCGATTACGATCATGATTGGGAAGAATACTTCAAAGGTACTAAAAAGAAAAAGATCGGTGACTTTGAAGCACCAGTATCTACATGTGACAATTGTTTTGCGACATTTTACTCAAATGAATGGGTAGATGTACACAGTGGTACTAACGAAGATGGTAAAGAAACGAAATATAAAACGTGTCCTTACTGTGGCGAAGTAACAGAAACGGTTGTTGAACGTGCAGAGAAAAAAGCTGTCGATATTAAGTTGAGTAAAGTAACTGATTTAGATGAGTTTGAGAAAAATCGCTTAGCTGGATTATCAGTTCGACAAGCGAAAACACCAATGCAAAAGTACAAAATTCTGCAATCTCGTTATGAGTTGAAACTGCGAGAAAAAGATGGCTACTTTGCAACAATATTTATGACACCTGTTTGGAAAGAGGATTGGTATGAGCCATTCGCAGAGTTATCAGGTAAATCAATAGAACAGGTTAAAGCAAACATTAAATGGGCGCATAGCCAAAAATCACTAGAACGTAATAACAAGTTAGATGACTTGAAAATATTTTAAGAAAAGAAAGAGGATATAATAATGGGATTTTTAGACTTTGATACAGACGCATTGGCAGAAGTACAACAAACTAACACACGCGGCGGTGTACCAGCAGGAGTTTATGAAGTGATTATCAAATCAGTTCAAGAACGTGCTACAAAGAGTGGTTCAGAAAATACAAACTTTGACTTCGTGATCCGTAACGATATTCAACAACCGCGACAAAACGCTCATATTTTCATTCCATTCTGGCACAGTAAGTTGGAAGAAAAGGAAACACAACAAAAGACTGGTTTGTACATTAGCGAACTGAAATCTGGAAAAACAACATTCTCACTTTCTGACAGTGATTTGAAAGAGGTTAAAAAAGAATTTAACCTAGCATCAGCTTTGAACAATGCTCACTTAAATACAGACGGTAAGGCTTTGCGTGAGTTCAACACTAAAGAAGAAGCAATGAACAGTTTGATTGGTAAGCCATTGCGCATTAAGGTTTCAGCTCGTGACAACGAATATAACAGTCAAACAACTATTCAAAACAGTTTGTTCCCGAACAACATCACTAAGACATCAGCGCCACAAGTCAACCACACTTGGGAGGCTGGTAAAGAACCTGTTGTCCCTTCTGGAAGTAATCCATTTGCCGGTGGAGCAGATATTGAAATTAGTAATGATGACTTACCATTCTGATCGGAGGATTAAATGATGACAGAAACAGTAGTACACGTAACGACTTTAGAGCAGTGGAAGTCAGTCTTAGATGTTTGGTTTGAACAGGGTTATGTTTGGTTCTATGGTAACAAAGGATATTTAGAAGATATATTTGAAAATGGTGGAAGATTTTTATTTTTAGATGATTACATTACTTGGAGTGCGTCTAATCATAATTCTGAACCATTTATCGAGTATTCAGAGTTCATGGAACAACAGAAAGAGGATAACAAAACGGCAATGGTTTATGAAGTTTCACAATCAGTATTTGATGAATTGCAAAGGATTAAAGCCCACGAAGGTATGTCTTTGATTGAAGCGATAACTTTTAATGCACAATTTATTAAGTCAATCGCGGTTGGTAACAAAGCCATTCTTAGATATTTAGCTGATGACCCATCAATTGAGTTCAAAGTTAGGGGGCCGTTGTACCGGTTGTGTGGTACAGATTTTGAAGGTGAAAAAGCATACTTTGCCAAAAAAGGAAGCTTATATTCCCCTGCGACTCAATATAAGAAAAATGCTTTCACAGCACCACTCGAAGAAATCAAAAAGTGGAAAACGCCAGCTTGGGAAATTGAGAAAGCAGATTAAAATACAGCCAATGGGTGAAAAGACGTTAGCCCAATATACTTATATAAGGAGACAACATGAGTTATACAGACATACCGCAAGAACTGCGAGACCTAAAGCAATGGGGGCTGTATCATCGGATTTGGCAGCCAAGTAAAAATAAATATACCAAAGTACCTATTGACCCTTATAGTGGTGGCGCTGGTAAGTCTAACGACTCTAGTACGTGGTCTGACTTCGCAACAGCATCAAATGCTATGGAACACTTTGCTAACGCTGATGGTTTGGCTTTCTACTTTGCTAACGGTTATTTTGGAATTGACATTGACCATATTAAGTCAGATGTTGACGGCTTTATTGAAGGTGATCGTGATAATAATATCGTCGATGAGTTTGTTAGCTCAACACAATCTTACACAGAGAAGTCTATGAGTGGTGAAGGCATTCATATCATTGCCAAAGGAAACCTACCAGAAGGGCAACGCCGACATAACAACTTTGAAATGTATGATAATGGACGTTTCTTTGCTTTAACAGGTGATACAATCACAAAATCAGAATCAATTATGAAAGTGCCTGATGAAGTTATTGGTCGCTTACACCGTAAGTATTTTATGAAAGCAAGTAAAATCAATGCTGATTTAGGTGTGGTCGATAATACAGTTACTGAAAGAATTGATACACCATCCTTGCTAGAAATGATGTACGAAAGCAGTTCCGGTGTACGCATTAAACATTTGATTAACGGTGGTTGGGAAAATGATTATGCAAGCCAATCAGAAGCTGACTTAGCACTAGCTAATTACTTATCATTCTGGACTGGACGAGACTTTGCACAAATGGACGAGATATTCAGAGATTCAGTCTTGTTCCGTGATAAATACAATGAAAAGCGTGGTCAGACTACTTACGGTATTGCATTATTGACTAAGGCTATTTCTGAACAAACAGAGGTCTATCACGGCAAAAACTTGAAACCATTAATTGATTTAGATGATTTGCCAACATTTTTAACAGGCAATGCAGAAATTGTTGCTGAAAAAGACGACAGTCCAAAACAAAAGTTCTTTTCTTATGATGACACAGGACTAGCAGAGCGTTTTCAGTATTATTATGGTGATAACTTTTTGTACGATACAATCACGCGTAAGAGCATGTATTATGACGGTCAAGTGTGGCAAGAAGATAATTACCGATTGCTAGAAAAAACGATGAACAAAACAGTTGATCGCATAAAGGAAGAACCAGAATTTACGATTGCCCCTGAAAACATGGGTGATAGCAATAAAACGCCTGATGAATTGAAAGCTGCATTCAAAAAGAAGTCACGGTCACACAGTGCTAAGGAAAATGCGATCAAAGAGCTGCGCAATTTAATCACGATAACAACAGATGATTTTGATAAAGAATTGAGCATTCTTAACACGCCAAGTGGTGTACTTGAATTGACTAGTGGAGCGGTTAAAGAATCTAGCCACGAGGATAGATTCACTAAAATAACTAACGCTGAATATAATGATAAAAAAGCACCAGAACGATGGTTAGCTTTCTTAGAGCAAACTTTTAAAGGTAATGAAGAGCTAATTGAATTTACACAACGAGCATTAGGTTATGCAGCTACCGGAACAATGGATGAAGAAGTGATGTTCATATTGCACGGTAATGGTAAAAACGGTAAGTCTGTATTTATGAACACAATTGATTATGTGTTGGGTGATTATTCGATTAACGTTGATCCAGAGACTGTTTTTGCCAGTCGTTCACGAAATTCAGGTGGTCCAAGCGGTGATATTGCACGAATGAAAGGCGCACGTCTAATGGTTCTATCAGAGCCAGAAGAAGGTAAACCACTTGCTGAAGGTCTCATTAAGAAAATTACCAGTAAAGATACTATCACGGCTCGTAAGCTACACAGTAATGAAATTGAGTTCAGACCAACTGGAACAATCTTCATGATGACTAACCACAAGCCAATTATTAATGGTACTGATGACGGTATTTGGAGACGTTTGATTTTTATTCCATTCAGAAATCAAGTGAAAGCTGAAAATATGGATAAAAAGTTGGAAGATAAGTTACGTACGGAAGCTGATGCAATCCTTGCATGGATTCAAGAAGGTACAATGAAATGGCAACGTGACGGACTTAATCCACCTCCGGTTGTTTTGAATGAAACCAATGAATACCGTGATGAAATGGACGATGTGCAGTCATTCATTGAGGAGTATTTTGATTATTCAACAGCTGATCGCACAGAGTTCAAAGAAATTGCAACGCGATTTGATACGTGGAAAAGGTTACACGGTGTGGATATGACTAACAAAAAACTAGGTCGTGAATTAGGAACTAAATTTGAAAAGAAACGATCACACGGCAAGGTCTACTATTACGGCATATCTTTGAAAGCGGAAGAAATAGCACACGGTGTTAAATTAGATGATTTGGGGTACTGATGAGAGAACAACAAATACAAAACGAAGCGAGAATTGCATTGTCTAAAGACGGACATATGCAATTTAGAATTAATACAGGTACCGTTATTACAAGAGATGGTAGACCATTCAGATCTGGTACACCAAAAGGATTCTTTGATTTAGTTGGGTATCGTAGGCAAGATAAACAAATATTTTTCATTGATATGAAGACAAAAACTGGACGTATCAGAGATGATCAAATCAAGTTTTCTATTAAATTAAAAAAGGATAATGTTATCCACGGTATTGCTCGTTCACCAGAAGATGCGTTAAAAATAGTCAATGAGGGTTTAATTGGCTATGGACTTGAAAAATATGTGTAAATATACTTGATTTAATTAAAAGTGTATGGTAATATACACACACCGAATGACAATGGGAACGTTGCGAAGTAGGCGCTATGGGCGTAACGCGTTGGTGTGAGTGGTTTCTATCCAACTAATAACCAGACAGGCGCAGAAATGTGGGCAGGCAAATATACGAGGTTTTTCACGGTTACTCGTGTACATAAATCATATTGTTGCAGGAGAGCTTATGCTAGTTGAACCAATTAAAATGAATCACGCAAAAACTAAACAAGTAGAAGCTGTTTTGAATCAATATCCTTATTTTAATTTATTAGAAAGGGAACGTAGAACAGAAATAGAGCAGTCAAAAGGTGAAATTGATGAAAATATTGGAGGTGGAAGAAGTGGCTTTTCAGAAAATCATGCACATGAAAATAAAGCGATTAAATTTTCCGATGATCCTATCATTTCTACAATTAAGCATAATCGCGCGGTAATTGATAAGCTTATAGCTCAACTAGATGATTACCAGATAAAAATTGTTGAAATGTCATACTTTCAAAGATTCAATCGCTATGACGTTGTTAAAATTGCAAAAGTTGCTAACGTCAGCAGAGCCACGGTATTTAGGTTTCGCAAACGATTTGTTGCTCAACTGTATACGTTGCTAAAGTTATGAGCAAAGAACAAACAGAAAAAATAGTAGATTTTCTAAACAAAAACGATCAAGAGATTACGAAAGAATTAATTGATTACGTAAAATCTATTGGTCAATATGGTTGGCAGCGCGATTAGGATTGTGGAGGAACAGAAATGAGTGATATACCATGGGTTGCTCCTATGCTATTAGTTTACAGGGGAGAAGAAAATCTGTCCGTAAATCTAGCATAAGAGCAACATATCGGTACATTATGGTATAGTGATGGTATCTGTAAAATTAACCAAGAAATGATTAAACAGCATTTTTATAATGTAAAAAGAATAGAAATATTTAGTTCTACTTCTATGTTGAAATTATTTTCTTAGAATAGTTGGTATTTTTAATATGTCTAATAATAGTTTTTGTGAGCGTCCTCGAAATAACGAAAAAACTGATTCGATTGATTACGTAAAGAGTCTGATTAAAAATGCACGAGTCGAATCAAGAGAAAATGATATTCCGAAACTTGAAAAATTGATACAGTTGCTTAATTCTAAAAAATATGGATTAGTTTGGGAGGAACATGCCGAAAAAGTTGAAGAGGAAATGAAAACAAAAATTCCTGTTTTCGTGGAAGATAAAGTCAGGAAAATTAATGATGACCATGGGTCTGAAAGTTTTAACTTCCTTTTAGAAGGCGATAATCTACATAGTTTATATTTGCTGGAGAAAACGCATCTCGGCAAGATTGATGTTATTTATATTGACCCACCCTATAATACCGGTACTAAAGAGGGGGCATTTAGATACAACGATAAGCTAGTATTAAATGACGATACCTATATTCACTCAAAATGGTTAAGTTTTATGCACAGTAGACTTAAAATTGCTGAAAGGTTACTGTCAAATAATGGCGTGTTATTTTTACATATTGATGAAAATGAGTTTGCACAAATAAAGTTATTACTAGATGAAATTTTTGGAGAAGGTGCTTTTGTAGAAAACTTGATTTGGAATAAACGCGTTCCAAAAAATGATAAAGGTATTGGAGCAATTCATGAATATGTCCTGATATATACGAAAAATTCTAAAAATGAGTTCATGGTAGAGAAAGTTGGCTTGGAAAATATCTTTTCATTAGTTGATGAAGCTAAAAAAACAGGTAAAACGCCATTGGAAGCGCAAAATCTTCTTAAAAAATTTTACCGAGAAAATGAGTTTCCAAGAGCTATCACTTTATACAATAATGTAGATAATAATTTTAGGATTTATGGAAAAATAAATATGTCTTGGCCTAACGCAAATACTTTTGGGCCTAGATATAATGTTTTACATCCTAAAACCGCAAGGCCTGTAAAAATTCCAGCTAGAGGGTGGCGCTGGCGTAATGAAACATTAGAGGATGCTCTAAAAGGCGAATTTCAAGAATTAGAAGATGGAAGCTATTTACAAGGTAGAATTTGGTATGCTAAAGATGAAAATACTCAAATTTCTAGTGTAAATTATCTTGAAGAAACTGACAGGATGCTTTTGAGATCAATAGTTTCATTAAAATCAGATGGATCACTTGAATTAGAAAAACTAGGATTTAAGAAAAATGATTTTGCATATGCTAAACCTGTAACTTTAGCAAAAGAGTTGCTTGAATCAATTACGTTTAATAATTTGGATGCTACTATTCTTGATTTTTTTGCAGGCTCTGGAACAACAGGGCAGGCAGTTACAGAGCTCAATGCAGAAGACGGAGGTACTCGTAAATTTATCCTTGCTACTAACAATGAAAATAACATCGCCGAAGAAGTAACATACGAGCGTATGAAACGTGTTTCTACTGGTACAGAAAAATATGAAGCTCATCCTCTAAATCTTAAATACTTTAAAACGGATTTTGTAATCAAAGAAGAATTTCCGGATGTCTCTCTTGAATATGAATTATTGAAATATATTACTCCACTTGTAGAGCTTGAGTTTGGCATTGATATTACGAATCCTAAAGTTCAAATTGTTTTAAACGAAGAACAGCTTGAATCATTGATTGATAATAAACAACTTATTAGTAATTCAACAATTTTCATGCATCCTGATGTTTTTAGAGATGATAAACAAAATCAAATCTTACAAGATCTACAAATTAAAGTACAAGAAATCCCAAATTATTTCTTTGGAACGGAGTTGTGGGCAAAATGATAGAATTAAAAAATTTTCAACAAGATGTAGTCGATAAACTTTTGGCTTTTATTGCACCTGAATATGGTGTTAATAACTTGACGATTAAAGCCCCAACTGGATCAGGTAAAACAATAATGCTTTTATCATGGATTGATGAATATATCCGTTCAACTGGTGATAATGTCGCTTTTGTTTGGTTTACACCAGGTGCAGGAGAACTTGAAGAACAATCACAAGACAAAGCAAACAGCTTTTCAAGTATCAAGGCGCAATCTGTAGATGATGCGTTACTTAATGGTTTTGAACGAGGTTCAGCAACTTTTATCAATTATGAACGTGTAGTCGGTAAAAAATCAAAAGCAATGCTTACGGATAGTGAACGAGATAATCTGGTTGACAAAATTGAAAAAGCTTTTCAAGAGGACCGTCACTTTATCGTGATTATTGATGAAGCACATCGCAATGATACTAACAAAGCACGTGAGATAATCTCACGATTTAAGGCATCTAAAACGGTTCGTGTGTCAGCAACAATTGACGATCCAAATACACCAGATATAATTGAGTTCTATGAAGTATTAGAAGAAGCAGTAATCGCATCTGGTTTGATTACAAAAGCGGTAGTGGTCAACGAAGAAATCGATACAAGTCTTGATGGAACAGATGAGTTCGCAATTTTATTTGATGCAGCCGAAAAGAAACGCCAACAAATTGCGGCTAGCTATATTGAAAATGGAGTAACGGGTATTAATCCACTCGTACTAGTCCAACTTCCTGATGAATCCACACCCGATTTATCTTTACGTATTGAAAAGCATCTTCAAGAAACGATGCATAAAACGTATGAAGACGGCAAACTTGGTATCTGGCTTTCTGAACAAAAACGCAACGTCATTGATGTGAACAAACTTGATAATAAAGTAGAATATATTATTATCAAACAAGCTATTGCAACAGGTTGGGATGCACCACGTGCTAAGATCTTAATCAAAATTCGTGAAAACATGGGAGAACAGTTCACAGTTCAAACACTTGGACGAATCCGCCGAATGCCACAACCTTGGATAGGTCATTATAATGTTGATATTCTTGATAATGCGTACCTTTATACTTTTGATACAGATTTCTTAAATGGGGTATTTGCACAAGGTGCAGCGGTTGCACCAACACCATTATTAAACCTTATAGATAGAGCTAAAAGTTTAAAGCTAACTTCTGAGCGAGTAATTAACTATGATGAAGTTCTAAACGAAAAAATGATTCTAAATAATATATATGAGGGCTTAAAAAAACGTTTCAATTTTACAAATGATTTAGAAGAAAATTACTTAATTTTAAAAAATCAAGGATACACTTTAGGGAGCGAAATTAAAACTACTTTCAAACAAGGTAGATTTGATGTTTTAGCTAACGCAGATAGATTACAAGATCGTGAACGTTATGTTAAAGCGAATTACCAAGATAATCGTATTGATTTACTTCATGCTTTCCACGAACTTGATCGTGTAATTCATTTACTAGTATCTAAAGTTGAAGCAATACTTAAGCGATTCTTCCTATGGAGAGGTTATGCTCTTGTAACCTCCATTTTAAAATTAGATGCAAATGAGTGGACGGCATTCATTTTGAATAACTGGCCTGCTTTACGAGAAGAATTCAGGAAAATAGACATAGCACAAGCCATTCAAGGGAGTCTTGACTTAGATAATATCCAAAAGAACGATTTTACCATTCCTTTGACAGAACGATATACGTATAATCCAAAATTAAAAGATATAAAAATGGTTCAAACAAATGCTTATCAAGGGTACACGACAGCATCTATTGCAGTTCGACCAAGTATTGTTGAACGTTTGATGGAACGCTGGCTTGAAGAACATGCAGACATTGTCGATTTTGTTTATAAAAACGGAGATAAAGGACCACAATATTTTTCTATTGTATACACAACAAATGGTGGCGTATCGCACTTTTATCCAGATTTTATTTTAAAAATGAAAAATGGGGATATTTACATTATAGAAACAAAAGGCGGTCAAGATATTAAGGGACGTGATAAAAACATTGATGCGTATGCTCCTGCTAAGTATGAATCACTAAAAAAATATGGATCTAAGTACAACATTAAATGGGCTTTTATCAGAGACTTTAACGAGGAACTTTATTATCATAACGAAGGTGATTGGGTTGATGAAATGGATTCCGATAGTTGGCACCCGATTAACGAGCTTTTTTGATTTATCAGAGAATGAGAGATAAGTTTGTAATAGATCAATGGGCGCTGATGTCGAGATTATGGTAACGGTGTATTTTGATGATAGGTTTAAATGAAACTGGAAACCACTTTATAATCAACCTATTACCTCAAACTATAAGCGCTTGTGCGCCTTTTTAATATCAATCAGTCCGGTGAAAACAATGATTAATGAACTAAAACAAGTAGCCATCTCACGGCGAGATGAAATCACATCGTGGGCGGAAGATAATCCGTACATGGGTTACAACCCAACCGAAAAAGAAATACAATACTTCTATCGTCACGATCCGTGGTTGACTGTACGCAAGCGTGTACTAGAACGTGATAATTACATTGATCAATTTGAATTAGTTGAGAACGATAGAATTATTCCCGGCAATACAGTGCATCATATTATTCCGTTGAGAGAGCGTTGGGACTTGCGTGCTGATATTCGTAATCTGGAAGTTATCAGTAAGTCTAACCACAATCGTGAACACCCAGAACGAAATGGCGGTAGTGTAGTGCGCACTGAATATGAAACAAAACGCAGGAATGCTAGATTAGTTCACGCTATTAAAATAAAAACTAATGATGAGCTGATTTAATTGTGATATGATTTGAGTATAAAATATTTGGAGATTATTTGAGATGAAAAAAATTGTTATTCCTATTGTAACTGGTATTGTGGCGCTTATTATAGGCGTGATTATCGGTATTAAGACAGTGCATGTGTATAATGAAGATCAGCATAGTGAGCAACCAGTGACTGTTAAATCAAAATCGACAACAAAATCAGAAAACAATTCGTCAACAAAAACAATTCAAATAAATAAAACAGCAAGCAATGATGTTTGGAATGTAACTCTTGACAATGTGAAAACCGAAAAAGTTGAAAAATCTGATAACGAGAGTTACACAGCTGTCAATGACTTTGATATCAAAAAGTTAATTTCAAATGAATATTATGAAACGACAATCGAGGCAACTCTCGAAAATAAAACAGACAAAGATATTGATGGATCATATATAGACGGCGATTATACATTAATAGATGGTGATGGAAATTCCAGAACTGATGGCGGAACAACCTTAATTTCTTACACAGATGTAAGACCGCTTGGTATCGAAAAATTCCCATCAAAATCAAAAACCAAAATACAATTCATCGTCCTAAGTGATAAAGATAACTTTAATTCAAAAGATATTAGAATTTCAGTTCCTGATTTTAGTACACCTGATACATCTGACGATTCATTTAAAGGAGGTACATTCAGTTTTGAAAACTGATTTCTGAATTTCAAAACTGAAAACCAAAATTCAATTTCAAAATTGAAAATCAAAACTCAAAACGAAAAATGAAATTGCGCGTGCATATATGTGTATACAAAAGTATAAACATATTTCTGACTAGCGCTTTTTTTATTTGTTTTCGTACCGCAGTGTAAACGATATTCAAAATATAATTTAAATTGAAGTAGCAGTTATATTAACCTGCTGTATATCAAATGAAATTATTATTTGTATCTCTTTGATTTTAATCTGTACCACCGATCAGTAGTAATCAGAAGCAATCAGAAACAATCAGTAGCAATCAGTAGCAATCAGTAGTAATCAGAAACAATTATAAATAATTATAAATAACTCACAGCCACTTGGTTTGTGGGTTATTTTTTTGCTACCACGAAACGGAAAGAATTAGAGCGCTAGTGATTTTTTCTATGTGAAACGAAACTAATTAAATTTATTCATGTTTTGAGAAACAAAAATGTTTTCATTTGGGAGAGAGTGAAAGTGTGCGAATTAAACCGAATAAAAATTACTCTGGCTGTAATTTATAATTAGTGAAGTAGCCATATCTCAACCCACAATGTGATCTGATTGGCTAACGGTTTCTGACTAATAGATTCACCACTATTCACTACTTAAATATAAAATTGGTATACATGAAAAATAAACATAAACCGACAAGGGTATTCGAGCAAAAAATTCCAATACGTTTCAAATCGTGTCGCGTAAATATATGTATATATACTCATTCATCGTTCGCATCACACATGCGCACACGCGCGTATATAACTTATGTATGTGCGTGCGCACGCGCACGTATGACTGAGCGAGTGTGTGCGCTAAAGGGGCAGAAAATAGCCGAAAATTTTTCACAAAATAGGTCGAAAAATTACCGAAAAAAGTTTTTTAAATTGGTTTAAAACCCTTATCTATCAAGGCTTCACTGCGTTTTATTGTCGCGGTTTTTGTATCTTTCTCCTATTGTAAAAAAAAGGAAAAAATACTTTTTAAAAAAGTGTTGACTTATCAATTTATTGAGTTTAGTATTGGACAGATAGAAAAGCAGCAAACAAAAAAGCCGGCAATAACGCCGGTTAAAATATTAACGTTTGCTGGTAAATATACGAGGAGGGATCGTAATTGTTGGTTATTGATTTATTGGTTATCATCGCCGCGGTTGTGGCGTTTGGCATAACAGAATATTTTGAAAGATTCGAGGTGGAAAAATGAAAGAATTTAAAGCGTATTTTTGGAACGGCTTTGGTAGTCCGAATTTAATAGCGACAAGCATCACCGGATTATTGAAAGATGTAAAAATATCAGATAACTATGCAGGAGATGCAACGAATGATATGAGACATGAGATTAAACAATATAAGTCCGGAAAGCAAAGTTATTCGGATATGTTGGATGCATTATCTTACTACAACATATATATCAATCCAACTTACAAAACTTTTTGCGAAGTTTCAAAAAAATGGTTTACTGAAACACCAACGCACTTACTAACAGAATTTATAAAATAGGAGATTAGAAAAAATGAGAGAATTTAATAATTACATGGAACAGGTAAAATATAGCGTTTCGCAAATGGTGCTATTTAATAATTATCCAAGAGTCAATATTGATTACTTTGATAATGATTTGCAAGCGGGAACATTGCAATCGTTAGAAGAGGATTACGTTTACCAGTGGTACGCCGTTGAGATTTTTGGTGACGAAAATGAGGAGACGGAACGGCTTGGAATATTCTGGGACGAGTATCTAGAAATTTATATCATGTCAGTGACACATTTTGGGACTATTTGGACTGGAGTTGAACCGGTTGACGAACGCAAACGCGTGGAGGATTAAACAATGATACAAACATACAAGTGGCCAAACATGCCCAAAAGTTTTAAGCGGCCTTATATCACGATCGATGGTGATATTGTTGCATTGCGTTACACTATCTACGGCGTTACCAACCAACATAATTTTAAAAGTGTTAAGGCGGCGCAGCAATATGCAAGGGCCAACGATATTGACAACTTGCCAGATGCAGAATTTTACAACTAATCAGGAGAAAAAACATCATGAAAAAAACATTCACAAAAGTAGTTAAATCAGCGAAACAACGTCCATCAATTGCGGGGGTTCATTATACTAATGAGCGCATAGAGGTAACGGATGCACATGTGGCAATTATTGAAGAGTTAAAAACGCCACTTGAAAATAGTTTTGATATTTTAATCAATTTAGAAGGCATTCCATCCGTGGTGGATTATCCGGAATTGAAAAGACTTGTACCAACGGACAACAAAAACATTTTTGTTATCAATATACCTATGTTAGAAGCGATCGCAAAAATAAACAGAAAAGAACCTCAAATCGAACTTGACAGCGATGGAACAATAGGGGGGCAAAAAGTCGGAGAATTTGAACAGTTGGAAGGGTTTAAATATATCGCGTTCAATCCTAAGTATGTTTTATGGTTACTTGAGTACGCGAAAGAAAGCGGACAAAAAGAGCATATAAAAATAGAATTAAATGACAGCGCTGTTAGGCCCGCGGTTGTGCATTTCGAACAACGCGAGACATTAAACACTTTTATTATTACGCCCATGAGACTGTACGTTGGGAAAATATAAAGCCAGTACTGGAGTATTCACCGCCGTTCGATTCGGCGGCTGGTTATTGTGCAATAAGCACGCAAAAAAATGTGAGGTATAAACATGTTTACGATTACAGATAATTATTTCATTTACCCCAACTTGAGAACGTTTTTAAAAGAACATGATATGACAATGGAAGAACTCGAGGACGATGTACAAGACATTACGTGTGGTACATATAACGGTGCCTTAGATGTATTCGACCCTTGGGAAATCAACACAAAAAACGTTAGAAACGCCGTGCTTAATTATGTTTATAGCGATATTGACAATTGGAGCGGCTGGACTGAAAATACATACACTGAAACAATAGACAGCGTAATGAACTCTCACGATGTTTTTTGTTTGGAAGACACCCAAAAGATGTTCATGATAATAAGATAATATTTAATACCGTTTTTTTATTATCAGAATATTAGGAGCAAAAAACATGAGCAAATTTTACAATGTGATCGCTGAAATGAAAGCGGATGAAAAATATATATCAGCACTCAAAAGACGCGCAAAGACTAAGAAGCCGACACGCGCGCTCGCAAAAACAAAAGAATATCATGAAAAAATCGGAATGGAATTATCCGAGTTTATGGATAAAATGGGAATAATAGGCGATATTATTCTTGGCAGCGACTGTAATTTTGGAGCTTGGAACTGGAACGGACTACCGCTCGAGAATGATCTGAACTTGCTTATATTTAACGACATAAGCGAGAACGATATTGAACGCGTGGAATCTATTTATAACGCTTGGCACGATAAAACGGTACCATACAATTGTGGAAGTATCGTCAGTGAGTGGCACGAGGTGGCAACGTGTTTAGGAATAGACCATAACATTAGTTTTGTAGAAAATTAGGAGTGAAAAACATGAGAGATAAAAGCATATTGAAAAAGTTAAAAGCGTTTCGAGAATTTGATGGTGCAATTACAAACCGTTATCCAGCACGCGAGGGGTTATTAAAGTTTATTACCGCGGGTAATGTTATTGTTAAATGGTACAGCCGTGGTAAAATAGGCGTACAAATTGGAAACGCTGACACCATCGGTGTCGGTATTCGTGAGCTGTCTGACGTTATAAGTGAGGTTATCTAATGAGCTCAAAAACACTGGCTGTATTGCTTATGATCGCGGCGCCGTTTATTATGTTCGGTATAGTGTACCTGTTTGGGTGGGTGCTTACGTTATGCGTTATGCTGTTCGGCGTATCGTTATCATCAGCGCGAACGATGGGCGTGGCGATGTCACTTGTCATCGCTATCATGTTTATAAATTATCAATCACATAAATAGATATGTGATTTTTTTATTTGCAATTTAAAAACGCGGTACCTAAATACCGTGATTAGTCTAGTAATTAAATTGCTGGGCTTTTTTTGTGGCTTTAAATAACACACTATGTTATCCATATATCCTTAAATGTCCATATAAAGCGATATAAGACGTTACATCGTTGTACAGTGTATTGATACTAATGTATATATAAACGTTATCAGTTGCGCTTATATTGCGTATAGTTGCATGTTACTATGATCGTGCTTGCTTGGTTAGTCAGTGCTATCAGTCCATCAGCTCGTCAGCTCGTCAGCTCGTCAGCTAGTCAGTGCATCAGTCCATCAGCACGCTGCTTCGCCGCGATTTGGTCCGTGATACGTTTTCGAGACTTTTTGACACGCGTTTTTTCTCTCATTTTATACCCCCCTATCTAATTTATTTTTAATAAAAGTCCCCTAACGAACGGGTTGGAGGTTTGAGTAACGTGAAATCGTTTTATTTTGTAACAAAAAAAGCGCCCAGAAAAGGCGCTCGCTTAATTTTGTATTTATTTAATCGCTTTTGCTTGTGTTTACAGGTTCTATGCTATCACCAGAATTTTCAATTGTCAACAAAAGTTGATACTTTTTTGAGACTTTTGAGCCGTTGTTTTGTTGTAAGGTGGTTAAAAAAGGAGATTTTTATGGCTAGACCAGCAAAATCAATCAAGATTCAAATGATTGAGGGCAATACAAACAATAAAACTCGTGAAGAGATAACAAAGCGTGCTAAAGCCGAAGAAAAGTTTGATGTTGTTTCGTCTGAACACATGCAACCACCTGTATTTTTAGGGGGAGACTCAAAAAAAGTATTCAGAAAAATCGTTAAAATTATGGAACCTGTTGGCATATTAAATGAAGCGGATATTGACTTGATTGCAACATACGCAGATACGCAGGTTGTCTACACGCAAGTTATGGAACATTTAGCTATGGAAGGCGTTGTTGATCCAAACACTGGTAATCCAAGCAAATTCATTGGAGAAAGAAATAAATTAGCTGAACTAATGCGAAAGTTAGGTGACAAGATGGGACTTAGCCCACAGGCTAGAGCGCAGATTGCTAACACTATTGCTGGGTTATCTAATGCAGGAAAGGAAGATGTCAGTGAGTGGGACCAAAATTAGTATTATAGAAGAAAGCTATGCACGTCAAGAATCATGGTGGAAAGATTACGTAGATAAATATCGTGACTGGTACTATTTGACGAAACCATCAAAAATGTTGCTGACCAATTACTATGCTGAATTAATCAGAGACGAAGAAGTTCCGGCTGGAATTATGGTTAAACAGGCTGTTGATAGGCACTTTAGAGATATTGAACGTCAAGGAATGAAAGACTTTCCGTGGGTATTTGACGAAGAAAAGGCATGGCGACCAATCAGATTTATCGAGGAAAATATTAAATCATCCACAGATGGTAGTGGTAAGAATATCGTCATGCAACCGTTTCAACATTTTATTATTGGATCGTTGTTTGGCTGGGTTCATAAAGATACAGGTCTGCGAAGATTCAAAGAAGGTCTCATTTTCTTGAGCCGGAAAAACGGAAAAACGACTCTGATCTCAGGATTAGCTTCATATATGGCTGGTTTTGATAACGAAAAGGGCGCGCAAATATATGCACTAGCCAACCGAGCAGATCAATCAAGATTGCTGTTTGAAGAAACTGGAAAAATGATTAAAGCAAGTCCGTTTTTAAGCGATAGATTTGTAACCAAAAAAACAGAAATAGAATATCCTAAATCGAATTCTGTTATAAAAGCACTGTCTGCTGAAAAATCAGGAAAAGATGGTTACAACACCCACATGGCTGTGTTTGATGAAATTCATGAATATAAAGATTATTCATTGATAAACGTTATGCGAAACTCAATGGGTATGCGTTCACAACCAATGACAATTTACATTACCACAGCTGGATATGAATTGAATGGACCATTGGTTGAAATGATAGCCACCGCTCGTGGTGTTCTGTCTCATTATGAAAATAACGAAAACGAACGTACATTTTATTATCTAGCAGCAATGGATAGTGAAGATGAAATTGATGATCCAGAATTATGGATAAAAGCCAATCCTAACTTCCCGATGATGCAAGGACTTAATATGTTGAGCAGTTGGAAAAGCTCTCGTAGAGTTCCGGGAGAAAAGTTGGATTGGATCACTAAGGTATTCAATATTTTCAGTGAATCTAGCGAATTGAGCTTTTTGGATAATGAAACGATTCTATCGAATGCAGAAAACCACATAGATTTAGATGAATTGAAGCTGATACGTCCTGTTGCTGGGTTTGATTTATCTGAAACAGAAGACTTCACGGCGGTTACTTTGGAATTCCCATTACCTGACGGCAGAATATATTTAATGTCGCATTCTTTCGTCCCACAGTCTAAATATGATAAAGACGTTGATAGACAACCCACGTATCGTAAATGGGAGGCAGAAGGTGATCTAACTATAATTCCGGGGAAAATAGTTGATTATGAGTATATTTTGAACTATATCAAGGAAAAGGATAAAGAATATCGTATTAGGCAGATAAACTATGATCCTGCTAAAGCAATATTCTTACAATCAGCTTTGGAGCAGGAAGGGTTTACACTAGAAGTGACTAGGCAAGGTTTCACCACACTTGGTGGACCCACTCAAAACTTTAAAGAATTGATGATTGCAAATAAAGTTGTATTCAACAATAATTCTATGTTGAAGTGGTATATGTCAAACGCCACTCTAGTTAGGGATAGAAACGACAACTTTATGATTACAAAAGCTAACCATAACCGTAAAATTGATGGCTTGGCTGCTGCTTTGAACGCCCACGTTAAGATAGCACCTGAATTAGCTAAGAAAAAGTCTAGTGGATTCATTCAAACTATCTCTTGGGACGACTTATAAAAGTTTGTGAAAAGATCGCTGAAAAGTGGTCTTTTTTTAGGGTGACAAAATAGCACCCACGGAGCTATTTTTTTGGCACCAAAAAATAATTTTTAAAAATAATATTAAAATCGTAATATAGATGAAATAAAATGTCAAAAAATTGATGAAAGGGTGCTAAATAATGGCACCCGACAAAAATTTTGGCACCCACCTCAATTCTTACTCCCACAGGGTGTTTAGTTATAGGGTGTTATTATTTTTTATATATATATAATATATAATAATAATATATAGTAACTATATAAGACACCTATATAGAAAAAATAAAAACTTTTTTTCTAGCTCATAATAGCACCCTAAAGAAAAAATAGGCTTGTGAAATTTAATTGGGTTTCATATATTGCGATTTAAGGCGTTTTAATCTGTTGTGTATGTAAATATACTCAAACTGATTTAAAATGCGTATATCGACGTGATAAAGGGGCATAACTGTGGGTAAACAGCACGTAATCCCGCTCATATAAATCAATTTTCGGTCGTGATACTTTTGTGATACTATTTGTGAGACTTTTCAGGGGTGTTTTGGTGTTAATATTGTAGTATAAGTTATTTCGGTAAGACGCATAGGCGAGTACGCTTGTGGGTCTTTTTTCGTGCATTCGAGAAAGGAGGAATCACACACGTGGGTGTATTTGAAAATTTAAAACTACGATTCGGTAAATCTCTCGTAGGTGATCTCAATGCGCAACAAGGACAAAGAATAAATTACCTATTAGACCAGTTGTATTGGAATACTGGAGAAAACAGTGGTCACGATACATTAGAAAACAACGAAACGATTTTCGGAGTTATATCAAGGTTATCAAACACGTTTGCTAGTTTACCGGTCAATGTCATGACGGATAATCAAGATTCGTCATCTGGTGATATTCAAGAAATTTTATCATTCAAACCAAACCCAACTGTTTCATCATTTGATTTTTGGGCTAGATTGGAGACAGATAGAAATGTCTATGGCAATTCATTTGCTCTTATTGAACCAGATGAGTTTGGTCAACCTAAGTATTTATGGAATATCCCAGCAGAATGGGTTTCACCGGGATTAGATGAAAATAATAATCTGTGGTATGAAGTCAAGCCAACAATAAAATCAATCATTCCAGTTAATACACCGGTTTGGGTTAGCTCTTATAATATGCTTCACTTCAAACATATTGCACGAAGTTCTAAACTGTGGGGAATCAGTCCATTGGAAACATTGACTGGCGCTATCGCACAGGATAACGGTTTCAGAGATTTCAACGTTAGCGAATTGCGAAAACGTGACGGTCTGATTGTTAATATGTCTGGTAATTACAGCAAAGAAGAGCGTGATGTCATTGTTAATAATGTTAGAGCGTTAGCTCGTGGTGGCGTACTGTTTAACGAGCAAGGGCTTGAAATCAGCAACGTTGAGCGAAAATTAGCGCAGACAGATATTGAGAAAAATGATGAAATTACTAATCGGCGTATTGCGAACGCATTTAACGTACCACTTACTTTCTTAAACGTAAGTGACGGTGGTAGCTACAAATCAAACGAACAGTTAATGCAACAGTTCATTCAAATTAATTTGGGACCGACAGTAGCCCAATACGAGAGTGAACTGAATGCTAAATTATTTACTCGTTCTCAACGTGATACAGACGTGCATGTCATGTTCGATATGAATAAACTGGCTAGAGGTGATACGGCAACACGAGCGCAATACTATAACATCATGATTCGTAATGGTGTTATTACACCACAAGCAGCTCAAAAAATGGAGGGTTTGCCTGTATCGAATCAAGCTGGTTCAGATTTGTTACGTGTATCTGGTGACTTGTATATCATGACAGATACCGATGAGAATCGGGCAACAATAAATGGGAAAGGAGGTAGTACGGATGACAAATTACTTCCAAATGAAAGCGACGAATAATGTTGCGCAGATTGATATTTTTGGAGACATTGTTAGTGAAAAATGGTTTGACGAAGAGACATCAGCAACCAGTTTCAGAGATGCGCTTAAAGAATTGGGAGACGTATCAACAATTAATCTATCAATCAATTCTGGTGGCGGTTCTGTATTTGACGGTATTGCAATTTACAATATGCTCAAATCGCATAAGGCAACCGTTAATGTTTATATTGAAGGCTTAGCTGCTTCAATTGCTTCGGTAATTGCAATGGCTGGCGATACCATTACAATGCGTTCTGGGTCCATGATAATGGTTCACATGCCGTGGACGCTATCACAAGGTAACGCTGAAGAAATGCGTAAAACCGCTGATACGCTAGAAAAAACTGGTGACAGTATCGTTGACATTTATAGTGAACGAACTGGTATTTCATCAGATGACATCAGAAATATCATGAACGACGAAACTTGGCTATCAGCAGAAGAAGCTGTTGAACAAGGTTGGGCAACAAAATTAGATAAAAAAGAAGCAGTAATGAACAGCGTTCCAAAAGAAATTTTGGGGCGCTTTTCTAATGTCCCTAAAAATGTTTTGGCGCGTGTTGAAAAGAAGACGTTATCACAAGATCGTCTCGATTTGATTGAGCGTGAAAAACAAACACTGAAGCTATTAAAAGACGAAATAGGAGAATAATAAAATGGCTAAAACACTTATTGAAATGCAGGCAGCCGCCCGTGAATACGGACAAATTGCTGCACAACGTCAAGAAGAATACTTGAACGTTTTGAACAAAATTGAATCTACGACAGATGAGATCAAAGTTGCTGAAACGGCGCGTGACACCATGAAGCAAAAATACGATGCTTTAAACAAAGAAGTTAAGGCAAAGGAAGCCTCACTACGTGAACGCAATATTTCTGAAACAGAAAATAAACCATCTAAGCGTGAAAAAGCAGTTGACGGTTTCGCAGACATGGTTCGTGGTGTGGTTTCAAATAACCGTATCGCTAAGTTAGATGACTTTAAAAACGCTGTTCTAGCACCTACAACTGCACCTGTCGCACCAAGCGGCGGTGATACAAACGGTGCATGGGCATTGCCTACAAACGTATCAACTGACTTCATTTCAGCACCATTGGCACCAAATCCATTGGTTGATGCAGCAGCTCATTCAGCAATTGTCAACTTGGAAATCCCACGTATTGACATCACTTTCGGTACCGCATTTAACGGTATTGCTGATGGTGACACAGCTAAGGAAATTACATTAAAGGGTTCAGACGTTAAGTTTGGACGTGTAAAGTCAAAGGTATTCGTTGGTTTGTCAGAAACTGTTTTGGCAGGTACTAACTTAGCTTTGACACAATTCGTTTACTCACGTTTGCAAGACGGTTTGTTGAAGTTGGAAGCTAATCGTGCATTTGCTACAACACCTGTAACTGGTGAAGAACACATGTCACTGTATAATTCAGTAAATGCTATTAAAAAAATCACTGGTGCGGACCAGTATGAAGCTATCGTTGCTGCTATTGCAGACTTTGAAGATGAATATGCTGACAACCTTTCAATCTTCATGTCACGTAAGGATTGGTTTACTATCCAAACTAAATTGGCTAACGGTAACAACTCATTCTACTCACAAACACCTGAACAAGTGTTTGGTATTCCAGTTCACTTGACGGCTAAGGCAGTAAAGCCAGTTATCGGTGACTTCTCACAATACCACGTCAACTACGATCCTACGACTGCGCAATTTGAACAAGACAAGGACATCAAGACAGGTATTGTATCATTCGTTGCCACAACGTGGGTTGATGCACAAGTTAAGTTGGCGGCTGCATTCCGTATTGCTGATGCAAAGGGTTCTTTGCCATCATTAGGGTAAGCGTGATTAAACATGATTAAATATATGGTAGAACAAGACTTTACAGATAGACTAACAGAGGTTGTTTATCGTAAAGGAAATGATTATCCAGCAGATGAAGTTTCTGACGAACGTTTAGCCGAGTTGCTAGGTAGCGTTCATAAGTTCCACGATGGTGCTTTGGTTGTAAAAATTGATGACAAGCCAACTGATAAGAATACAGTTGCTGAAATTAAGGCTTACTTGGATGAACATGAAATTGAATCTGATGGTTTGACTAAGAAACAAGAGTTATTAGATTTAATTAAATAACACAATTGTACAGCGCGTAAAGCTCGAATGGGGTGAGAAGCCCATTAGATAAGGAGGTTAAATGAATAGTGATGAAATTTTACCTTTACTAAAGTCCAGCCTCCGAATTGCTGGTGATGAAGACAACGAAATGCTTAAACTAATCATTGACGCATCAATTGATAATGTTAAAAGTATGGTCGGTACAAAGGATGAGTTTTTCGAAGGAAATCAATCATTTAAACTGGCGGTATTACAACAATCAACAAACAATTTTCTCAACAGAGCAAGTTCATCTGATGTTGATTTATTTGACACTAAGTATGGTATGCAAAGCGCAGTGCTTCATTTAAAGGCGCAGTATCAAATTTGGGAGGCTAATAATGCCAAGACTGAATAAATTCGTTGAACTGTATCGTTACAATACGCTGATTGAATTTGGAACGGCTGGTGAGGTTACTGGAGATGATGGTATTGCTAGAGATAAATTTATTCCATCATTTAAAGCCTATGGTGCGCCATATACGATTAAGTATCATGAAGACATTGCTAACACTGGTCCCAATGCTGTTGAAAAGTTAATTTTTGCAATTCGAGAAGTTGGAAAAGTTGATTACAATATGCTTGCGAGATTAAACGGTAAGCAATATGTGGTTAATCAGTATATGCCAACAAATGATCCAACCAATGCAAGAGATTATGATTTAGTTCAATTGCTGTACGGTAACGGTGTTGAACAAACATATAGATTGCCGGGGTAGTAGTATGCTGGATTTTGATTTTGAAATGGATACGCACGCCTTAGAAGAAAAAATTTTAAGACTCACAAATATCAAGCCATCAGAAATTCAAGAAAAAGTAACCAAACCAGCAGCGAAAGTTATCAAGGAACAAATTAACCAAGATTTGTATTCACTAGCCAAGACGCATAGTGCTGATGGTGGTCTTAAAGAAGATTTGGTAATTGTTGATAGAGAAAGTAGTAATGGTTCAACTGCGGTTGGTTATTCAAAAGCTGGTTATTATTACCGCTTTGTTGATGACGGTCATTTTGTCATGGATAATCGTCATGGACGTGTCGTCATAAATGTAAATGGTAAACAAAGAACCATTAGAAACTATCGTTATAAGATGAAAGTTTTAAACTCTGGTGGTAAATACTTTGGTGGTTATCACTTCGTAGAGAGCGGTAGACGTAAGGCAAAACCAGAAGCTATGAAAGTCTTAAAACAAGGATTTTTGTCGTTGATAAAGGAGAAATCATGAATTACTTAGTTGAAATAAAGACTTCTCTTGACAACGATAAAACACTCTCGCAATGGGAAAAGATGGCATTTGTGGGGAGAATACCGCAGAAATACATTGATAAAACTGATATGACAACTATTTTAATCACAGGTTTATCAAATGGTTTTACCGGTTTCGGGGGTAATCATTCTCGCGCTAGAGAGCAAGAGATTGAATTAAAAATATGGTACAAACCAAACACTTCTTTTGAAGATTTTGAATGGGCATTGAACGAAGCTATGGAATCTATTGGATTCTATGGCTTTTCTTATGACGGTCCAGAAGTCGATGAAGAAACAACACAAAATAAGAGCGTTCTGCAATATCGCAGAACTAAATTTAAAGGAGAATAACAAATGCTATTAACAGGTTTACACGCAGTTTTGCTTGTTCCTTATACGACACGAGCAATCGATTCTGATTTAGATAAAAGTAAGTACATTTTATTGAATGGTTCTAATGGTGGTCCAACACAGGTCAACATTCAAAACCTTTCTGCAACACAAACAACAAAGTATGGTGGAGATTCAGCTTATTTGGTTATCGGTTCTGGTAACGGTCAAGTTTCTGGATCATTTAACCTATTAGACTTCCCGTTTGATAAATTGAATGATGTTTTGGGGTATAAGACAGATAGTCAGGGTATTGCTCATCATGGCAACCAGACAATTGCACCATATTACGCAATGTACGTATTGTCACACGACAAAGACGGTAAGGCTGCTTGGTTAGGATTACCACGCGTTCAATTTGCTCGTGGCGATGTCAACCCACAAACAAATAGTGACAACACAGTCACGTCTACGGATCAATTAACTTGGCGTGCAATGAACCGTAAAGATGGTGATATTTTCATTCAAGGTTCAGAACAGAAGAAGACTACTGAAATACAATTCCAAACCGCACTGTTTGGAAAACAGGTTTTGACAAGTCTCGAAGGTGCAGGAACGCCGAGTTTAGGGTAAGCGCTCGGACTGAAGTATAAATAACAGGAACACATTGTGTGTTCTTTTAAGCCACATATAGGATCCTCCAATCTATATGTGGTTTAAAAGAACATATAATATTTGGAGGAAATCATGAAAAAAACATTTAAATTAGGTTCTAAGCAAAAGACAATTACTCGTACATTGGCAAGCTCTCGTGAGTCAATTCAATTCATTAAACAGGTAACTGTTTTGCAAGAAAACGTGATTATGGATCCGTTTGCAGAAGGTTATAAGGAATCTGATGTTACCGAACTAGAACTCAATATGATGGCGCTTTATGTAAAACGCGCATCAGAATTGCTCGAACAACCAGAAGATTATTTTGAAAATATTGATTACTTCGACATCGTTAATTTTGTACGAGATGTGCAAGAATTTCTTTCACAACAAGGTGAATCAGGTAAAAAGTCGGGGGAAGACTAAGCGCAGATGATGCGCTAAAAAAGCTAGATGAGTTAGCTGCAAATGCAGTTGAAAGATATAGCTGGGACGTAAATACAGTGATGTCCCAAGACTTAGATGACCTCATCAGAACATTTAGCGTAGACATGAATAACAAATCATCTGCGCAAAACCCAAATGGCGGCGTGATGTCAATGGCAGACTTCGTTAATAGTAATAAAGCAGCAGAAATGGGGATCATTTAATGGCAGGAGAAGACATTGTAGTTAACGTTAGAGTTAATACCGCCGAATTTTTCGGTACTTTAAGGCAAATGAACTCTGAAATAAATGCGAATACTCGTGAATGGAAAGCTCAATTTTCTGCATTATCACGGTCCGGCGATTGGGTAGGCGCTTATAAAGCTAAGCTTGAGGGTTTAAATAAAAACTATGACATTCAGATTGATACGGTAAAAAAACTAAAATCACAAATGGATGCTATCGGCACATCTAAGACTGAAAAGAATGTCGCCGAACTCAAAAATTTAGGGAACCAACTTAAAACAGCAGAATCACAAGTAAAATTGTTTGATGTTCAGATTAAGAACTCAAATTTGGCACTTGAAAAGTCTAAGACAGGTATTCATGAATTAGCTAATGAGCATAAAATTTTATCTCAAATAACTAAAGCTAATTCAGAAGTATTTGAGAAGCAAGGACTACAATACACCGCTAATCGAGAAAAAGCGTTAGGTTTAATTGCTGAAACACGAAATCTCAATAAGCAATATCAGGTACAAGACCATATTCTAGGTTCATTAAAAAGTGCTTACAACGCATACAGCGATGAACAGAAACAATCTGATACTTACGCACAACAATTAGCACGCGATATTAAAGAGCAAGAAACAGTTATGACACAGACTGCTTCTGCTATAAAAAACAATCAAACTGAATATAGTTCCTTAGGAAAACACATTACCAATGTGGGACAAAGCACAACTCTGACGGCTGATCGTATTAAAAATATGGGTAGCAAGTTAGTGACGAGCGGTCAAAGTCTACAACAGTTTGGTTTCTTTAGTCAAACTGCATCGGCTGGATTACTATCAATGTTCAAACAAGGCATGGAGGGGTCAGCTAAACTAGATCAGTCATTGCGTGAAACATACAACATGCTTGATAAAAAGCCGGCTGGTGGTATGAATGCGTTCTTAAAAGATTATCGCAGTGAAATTGCTAATCTATCAAAACAATGGGGTGTATCACAGAATGATATTGCCAGTGGAATGCAGGCAGTTATCCGTGCAGGTTATGATCAAAAATCAGCCCTAGAAATAGCTACATCATCAATGCAAACAGCTATGGCCACTGGTGAAGATTACGGTCAAATCATGGACGGCACGACAGAAATTATGTCGCAGTTTGGTTTAAAAACCGATAACGCAACAAAAAATGCTGAAAATGCAAGTCGTGTTCAGAATGCTTTAGCTAAAGTTGCAAACGATACCAAAACGTCTTATTTAGGACTTTCTGACGCAATGTCTAAGTTTGGACCAGTTGCAGCTAATGTGGGTTATAGCGTTGAAGAGTCTGCATCAATGATTGGTTACATGGCTAACAAAGGTATTGATGCTGAACAAGCAGGTAACAACTTGCGTATGGTATTCCAACGTTTGGCCTCACAGACACCACAGGCCAGTAAAGCGTTGAAAGAGCTAGGTGTTAGCGCCACTGATGCACACGGTAACATGAAAAAGTTGCCTGACATTATGGATCAGATTGACGATGCAACAAAGCATATGGGTAACGCTCAACGTCAAGATTATATCAAGAAGATATTCGGTGCATACGCAACTACTGCTGCTACTGCGTTGTTAGATGGGCGTTCAGCTATTGAGAAGGAATCTAATGCTGCTGGTCAAGCCGTTGCTGATGGTTATACAAAAGGATTAGCTAAATCTAACATTAAGGGTGCCGCCGCACAAATTAAGATTTTCAAAGCGCAATGGCAAGATCTGACAATGGAGTTTGCTAACGACATTATGCCTACGCTAATTGATGTTATGAAGACGGCTGGCAATTTATTTAAAGAGTTCGATAAATTAAGCCCATCAACTAAGAAATTGGTTGCAGAGTTTGTTGCGTTTGGTGCTGTGGCTTCACCGTTAGCTATTACATTAGGAAGTACCGCTACTGTGGCTGGAACTCTGTTTAAAGCCTTTGGCGCCGGTGCTCCAAAAATCGTAGGATTAGCGAATAGTTTTTTGAAAATAAAGAAAGCAACAACTGTGGCAAAAGACATCGAGGGTGTAGCTGGTGCTACTACAAGGGTAGCAAAATTTGCTGGGTTAGCTGGTGGATCTTTGGGTACTCTTGGAGAAGGAGCTGGTGTAGCCGCGCTCGGTATTAGTGGAACAGCTTTGGCTGTAACAGGTGTTGGAGCCGCTTTGGCGGTTGCTGGTGTTGCTGCATACGCTTATGTTAAGCATCAACAAAAGATGGCAGAAGCAGCTAAAACTACTGCTGAACGTGAAAAAACATACGGTCATGATGTTAGTAAAGCGGTATCTGATAAATTAGATGTCATAAAAAATCATTCTTTTGATACTCAATACGCTTTGCAACAATTAGGCGATGCTAAGATTGACACAACAGAAGTTGACAAAGCTAAGAAGGCAATGAACGATTTTTCTGATAGTGTTGAGAAAGCTTTTGAAAAGAAAAATAAAGGTATTGATGCCAAAATAAAAAAGATTCAAGAGCTAATAGGAAAGACCAGTGGTCAAACAAAGAAAGCTCTTGAAAAGGAATTAGCTTGGTTGAATGGTAGCAAAAAAAATAATCAGCAGTATATAGATCAACTGGAACAAAATAAAACTAAACAAAATGATATTTTCAAACAGATTGCTGATCAAGGTGGTAAAGCTACAAAAGAACAGATTAAGCAACTGGAAGAAATAAACAAAGCCACTGTAAACTCTGCTATTGACTCCATAAAAGGTTTGAAAAAACCTGTTAAAAAGGCAATTAAAGACGCATTAGACAATAAAGATGTAACTAAAGAGAGCTTGACTACACTCAAGCAAGGCTTTAAAGAGTACAACAAAATTATTGGGGACAGTTTATCGGATCAGATAAAAATAACGCAAGAATCAGCTAAAATAGTAGGCAAAAACACTGCTTGGGGTGACTTCTTTAAGAATAATGCTGCTGCATTAAAACCAGCAGCAGATATGATGAGCGCTGCCTTAAAAAAGGTCAATAAAGATACTTTAACTGGATTACCTAACCAAAAAGAATACAGCAAAACGATTGATTCCTTGAAGAAAAGTGTTGAAGCCGCTGGTATAAATTGGGATCAGTACCGCAAACACATGGGTATTGCTACCGCGGACCAAATGGAATCTATGGGTGGCATGATCAGCACGTTGCACATGTGGAATAAGCTGCCAGTTGATACTAAAAAAGCAGATTTTAAGACAACAGGTATTGAAGAATTAACCGGTGGATTAGTTACGTTTAATGAGTTTGATAAAATGTCAGATGCAGAAAAAAGGGCAACTATTAAAGCTGCAGGAAATCAAGAGTTAATGGCTTTGATAACCACTGGTAGTGATTTCGATGAGCGAGCGCCAGAAGCTGTTAAACAAGCTGTGTTAAAAGCTATTGGTAAAGGAAATGTGAAAGATGCAATATCCATTGCTAAAAACTTTGATAAATTGCCCGAGGGTGTTAAAACATTTGTCTCTAAAGCAAAGGGTCAAAAAGAAGTACAGAATGCTTCTAAAATGGTTGAAGAGTGGAATAGACTTCCAGAGAAGCAGAAAACAGCCTTAGCTAAGGCTTCTGGTGAAGAACAAGTTAATTTTTTGACCAGTAAAATTAAAAATTGGAATAGCTTACCAGAAAAGGTTAAAAAAGCCGTCGGAAAACAATTGGGTCAAGGGGATGTTAAGGGTGCCACAGACACTCTGGACAATTGGAACAAACGGAATATGAAGGCAAAACATGCCCATTCATCGGAATCGGGGAGTGGAAGTGTAAATAACGCTTCGAGATCTCTTGATAATTTCAATGGTAAAAATCCGAGACATAAAACGGCATCCTCATCTCAAAGTGGAAAGTCGCAAGTTGATTCTGCAAGTCATTCATTGGATCATTTCAATGGTAAAAATCCGAGACATAAAACGGCATCCTCATCTCAAAGTGGAAAGTCGCAAGTTGATTCTGCAAGTCATTCATTGGATCATTTCAATAGTCGTAAAAACAGCCATAAAAGAACTGTTTTAGACAACATAGTCAACAACATCGTTAATTATATTACGCATAGGAAAAAAGGTCGTGCATCGGGTGGAACAGTCACAGACAACGAAACAGCAACGTGGTTAGGTGATGGTGGTAAAAATGAGCCATACGTAACACCTAGTGGATTTATGGGCGTGTCTGGCAGTGATTGGGAATTGCATTCTCTTGAACCGGGAACAATCGTTTATCCGTCAATATCTGCTTATACGCAAATGACTGGAAATCAAATCAACCCTGATATGATTCCGGCATTTGCTGGTGGCGGTACAGTTCCGTATACAGGTCAGTTACAAGCTGTTGACTATATCAACTCATCATCAAATCAACAACGCTCACAGGAGCAAACAAACAGCAATAACGCATTGCAACAAGACTTGTTAAATAAAATAGAGCAGTTAATAGCTGCGTCACAAAACAATTCTCCAGTAACATTGAACCTTACCACATACGGTAACTTAGATGAAAAAACTGCGAGAAAATGGGCGCCGCAGTTAGCGCAATCACTCACAAGAGTTGGGAGGGGATAAAAATGAGAGCAGGAACGTTTACATTTAATGGCATCAATTCTGAACAATTTGGTGTTTATGTTTCATCAACTCCAGCGAGAGTTCCACCACGCTCAGTGTGGGCGGTAGGAAATCCATCGAATCGTAATGGATCAGTATTTAGAAATCTTGGCGTATTCACTAATTCTCAATTGGTGTTAAACATTTGGTTTTCTAATTTAGAAAATAATATTGATGATATTTTTGATTGGCTACTGACTGATAATTATGCAACGTTCACACCGTGGTATGACGATAAATATACCTATAAGGTGTTAGCTAATTCTGATTCATCGTTTGAAATTGTAGATTCAGATAGTAGTATAACGACAGTTAAATTAACACTAACGGTATATCCATTAAAATATATCAATGCTAATTTATCTAGCCGTTCAGTAACCAATAATTCAACGTTTACAAACCCAACAAAATTTAAATCGTTGCCTTATTTCGAGGTAACGCCAGCGGCTTCAGGAGATGTGACAATCACATTGAATGGTGTCGTTTTTACTTTCAAAAATCCGGGCAGCAAGTTCACAATTGATTCAGAAATACCACGGACATCAATTCCTAGTAAAATGGTTGGACTTGATTTTCCGGTGTTTAAATCAGGAAGAAATACGATTTCGTACACAAACGTTTCGTTATTAACAGTTATAGATAAATTTGTAAGGAGAGCAGCATAGTGGGAAATGTAGCAGTATATAAAAAAGGAACAACTAACTTTTTTTCGCAAGGACTGGGACTTTTATCAGATGTTGTATCTTCAAATTTAAAACAAACAGTATCTTCAACTGGTAACGTAGGACAAAAATTAGAAGTAGAATATCCTATTGATGGATATTTAGTATCAGAATTAGTTGAGGGAGCTATTCTAAGAGTATCTGTGTCAACCAATAAATCAGACTATGGTGTATTTGAAATTGTAGACACACTTAAAGATGATTCTGGAACGATTACTGTGTACGGTGATCCTTACTATAACCGTATTCTAAGAATGTCATTTGATAATGGCGGTGTATTCACTAAGTTTCCGAGTGTTCAATCTGCATTGGATGCTGCAAAACAAAACATTACTGGTTTTCCTGCTGATTTCAACCTTATATCTAATTTAAATACAAGTGTTGATTTATCTGAAAATACGTATGATACATTTGGCAAATTTTTAGAAGCGTTAAATTCGGCAGTCCACGGTAATATTAAATATTCTCTCAATAGCATTCAAATATACTCTGCGTTGGGTAAAGATATAACTGATATTACATTGCGAGATGATATGAATACGTCTTCGGTTAAGATAACAACTGATTTTTCAGGAATTATCAATAAAGTTATTCCTGTTTTACCTGTTCACGACAAACAAGGCAATGCAACTGATCAGACAAAAGTTGGAACAATTGTTACCAGTAAATATTCTAATCAATTCTTGGACTATTGGGCTGGTAAAGTTATTCATTTCGATACGCAGGATATAGCAAACACCTATTTTGATAGAACTAAAGCAGATAGACCAGTTCAGACCGTTGACGTTGATCCAATAGGTCTTGATGATGATTTTTCGACAATAAATATCTTTGACACCATTAAACTGTATTCTACAAGACTGGATTACACAGATAAGCTGCGTGTTTCTGAACGAGTGCTTGATACATTATCTGAAAACGTTATATCATTTAAATTAGGTGGCTCATCGGTTAATATTTTCAATCAAATTAATGAACAGAATAACGAGATATTTAACAATGTTGTTAAATTGACAAACGCTGCTATATCAGCTAATGGAAAGGGCATTGATTATTTTGGTCAAGCAAAACCATCTTCTCCAAAAGAGGGCGATACATGGTTTTGGGACGATGGAACAGACTTTGGAATCAAGCAATATACCAATGGTGAGTGGGTAGATTTAGTTAGTTCAAATACAGCAGAAAAAATATCAGCCAGTGTCACAGAAGCAGTCTCACAAGCCAAAGCACACACTGACGAAGTGAAACAAGGTCTATTAAGTGATATTAGTACAGCAAAGTCGGACGCACTAAACACAATAGCCAAAGAGGTTACAGACCGACAAAATGCAGTTAGTGAATTAGATACTAAAGCCACTAATGCAGTTGATCAAGCTAAGAAAGATATTAATGACACCATTAATGCACTTAGTGTCGGTGGTAGAAACCTACTTTTAGGAACTGAAAATAGCGCTACTGGTGTTGGTCATAATGTTACAAATGAGCCATTTGGTTACTACTCTTTAGTAGGTGGTAAAAAACTATCAGACCTTTATAACCAATATGGCTCATCTGGATACCTAACTTTATCGTTTGATTGGGTTGCTAGCGGGTCTACTATCTCTGGACAAATCCGTCCTCAGTGGCTTGGCAATCCTTGGGGTGGTAACCTAGATTCCCAGCCTATAAAACCTAGTAGCACACATACTTCTGGTCATTATGAAACTACTATTTCATTAAATAATTGGGGTTATTCCACCAGTGTAGCTGGAGGTATTAGGTTTATACAAGATAACCTACAGGGTAACATAACAATTAGTAACCTAAAGTTAGAGTCAGGTAATAAAGCCACAGATTGGACCCCTGCACCAGAAGATGTTGTACTAGACTACACAACTAAAGATAACAAAATTAAAGAAACCATCACACAGTATCAGGAGACTAACGATGGTCATGTTTCTAAATTACAAACGTCCGTAAAAACCGCTTTGGAACAAATAGAAACTAAAATATCACAGACAGATTTTAATCAAAAAACAGGCGAATTATCAGAAAAAATAAATGAAGCTAAAGATACTGCAGATAAGTCTTTAAAAACCATTGCTGACATACAAAAAGCCGATGGTAAGCAAGACGATAAAATATCTGAAATAGAAAGAACTGCAGGTGAGATTAAAACTACCGTTAGTGACCTTAGCACTGCACAAGGCGAACAGTCTGGGTACATTAGTACACTACAACAGAGCGCAAAAGGTTTTGAATCCACAGTTACTAAGGTTAATAATCTAGCTGTTGGTGGTAGAAATCTACTTTTAGGAACTGCTAAAGGTTTTACAGGTGTTGGTAATAATTCTACGAACGGTAACTTCAATGAACAAGGCGGTAAATATTATTTAGCGGGTGGTAAAAAGGTATCAGACCTCTATAACCAATATGGCTCATCTGGATATTTAACTATATCATTTGATTGGGTAGCTAGTGGGTCTACTATATCAGGAATGTTTCGCCCTCAATGGGCTGGCAGTCCTTGGGAAATACCTCTAAAAGAATCCGGTGCCATACATCCTAGCAACGCAAATACATCTGGTCACTATAGTGGTACTTTTTCATTAACCACTGGTGGATCTGCCAATTCCATTCGCTTTAGACAGGACTACCTACAAGGAAACATAACAATTACTAACCTAAAGTTAGAGTCAGGCAATACAGCAACAGATTGGACTCCTGCTCCAGAGGACGTTCAATATGACATCGCACAAATAAAACAAACTGCAGACAGCATATCTTACTTCGTGCGTGATTCAAGCGGTAACATATCATCTGACTTCCAAACAGCGTTGAGCAAAACGTCTATCATCACAGGTAGCACGTTAGCCACAAGTATTAAGAAACAGACGGCGACACAGATCAGTTCAGCACTGACAGACAACAATGGCAAGATTATTAGTTTAATTAATCAGGATAGTTCTGGTGTTCAAATTGCTGGTAAGAATATCGTGCTTAACGGCGATACAAAGGTTGACGGTAATTTTTGGGCTAAGCAGGTCAACGCTGTTAAAGTCAATGCAACAAACATCACCGCTGGTACATTGAACGCGTCAGATGTCCACATCATTAACCTTGATGTCAACCGTCTTGTCGGTAACGTTTCTAACTGGATTTTATCCCGGTGGACAAGCGCCACAGGCAGTAAGGTCACGATTGATGGTAATGGGTTATACTTCGCACCGGGAACTTCAAGAATGACAACACATGGGTTCGAGGCTTGGCGTGATGATGGCGGACGGTACGCGGCGATGGGCATGGTCGGGTCGTATAGTTGGGAAACTAATAAAAAAATAAACGGAATGGGTCTCATCGCAAAATACTATGACCGAGAACACGACGACCCGGGCGACCCATACCGAAATGAAAATTGGGGAGCGGACACAATTGCAATAGGCGCTTTGGCTCCGGAATGGGGACGAGGATATGATTATGTAGAACCCTTTTTAGTTTTCCCAGCCAATGAGGAAACAGGTAATAGGTATTATCCAAACAACGGTGTAGACACAATTCTTACGGGTCGTTGGCTATCAATCTACACTGGACTCAATATGCGTGGTCACGCTATATCGCATTCTTCAGGATATTCACTAAAAGAAAATTTTGATTCTGTAAGTGGCGATATTGCACTAGAAATATTTGACAACACAGATATTTTGACTTATGACTATAAGCCAGATTCCAATGACATGGACGATCAAACCGCTTCTGGAATGAGGAATAAGGTCGGGTTTGTTATCAACGATAATGGGCAATCGCCTTATAAAATTGATAACCGACTCGTAAGATACGGAAATTCGCGTGACGACACCGTGACGGTCGGTTATCTTATGGCTGCCGTCAAAGAGTTACATGCAAAAGTAAAGAAACTTGAATCACTGAATGCACAGGAGAAGAATAATGCAACCAGATACAAATAAAGTAATCCAAAAATTGTTACAAGAAAATGCAACATTAACACTTGTTAAAGCTCAACTAGAATCTCTGGTTGAGCAATATCAAGAAAAGGAACGAGAAGAGACTAAGAAAGCAGAGGAGAAATAATTATGAATATGACAGTTGGAGATTTACAATTTAGTTTTGTTAGCGGCAAGTTGACATTGAAGTATGCGTCAGTATCATTTAACGCTGGCACGTTCCCAAATAGCTTGAATGGTAATTTGCAGGTGACACCAGAAGACGGTGTTAGTTTGACATCATCAGAAAATGAAATCAAGGCGGCAGCTAAGAAGAGGATTCAGGCGCTTATCGCAGAAACTCCGGCAAAAACAACGGAGGTATAATATGGCATTTCCACACGATTTGTTGGGTTGGCTAAGTGTAGGATCTATTCTTCTGGGTGGTTTGTGGTGGGTGTTGAAGAATACCGTTGTGGACTCAATTAATGGATTGAGAACAGATATGGCTGACTTGAAAGAGGAGCTAAAAATATCTAACAGCATCACGGACAACCATGAGATACGGCTTACTAAATTGGAAACGTGGAAACACGATAAATGGGAGGTTTGAAAATTGAATAAATTAAAACGATGGGTGATTGCTTCGATTGGAGCGGTTGCCTTTTTAGTTGCCGCAATTTCAGGTGTATCAGCCAATACTAATGGTATTGACGTTGCCAGTTATCAAGGTACAACCACAAGCTATTTCAGCCAGTTTAAGAGTTATGGTGATAACTTCACTATGGTTAAGCTAGGCGGACGAGGTGGTGGTGAGGGTAGCCATTATGCTAATCCTAAAGCCTACGCACAAATTCATAACGCTGATGCCGTTGGTATGCAAACAGGTGGTTATTTCTGGGGTGAATTTGGTGATTCGGTTAGTGAAGCGAGTTATCACGCACAATTAGCTGTACAAGACGCGCAGAACGCAGGATTAGCTAAGGGCAGTTACATTGCACTGGATTATGAAGCCGGGGCAGGCGCTAACAAGGCTAATAACACCACAGCTATTTTAACGTTCATGGATCAGATTTACGCTGCTGGTTATAAGCCAATGTTTTATAGCTACACAAGCTACGTCAACTCATACGTTGATTTGAGCCGTATTAATGCACGTTATCCAAACGCTTTGTGGTTAGCATGGTACTCGACCACCGCGCATCAAGCAACGCCACCTATGCAATACTTCCCTAATTATTCCAACGTGAAGATTTGGCAGTATGCAGATAATCATTTTGGTGTTGATGGTAATGTCATGGTGGTTGGTTCATTGGATAACGATAAGCCAGCCGAGCAAACAGCTTCAAAGCCATCACAATCGACTAACACACCAAGCACACCAGCAAAGACACGATATGCAACCTTTAGTGGTGTCTACGTAGCTGATTACTGGACTAAGTACAATAACAAAACGTATGGTGTCAACATTGATATGAGTATCAAGCCTATTGATTACAACAACTATATTCCTATTTCAGCCATGACTTTGACTGATAAATACGGCAACAAGTTGAGTAATCAATATATTCAAGGTAACAACGGTAAAATTGAGTTTTTCACCTTAGAGGGCAAGTACAAAGTTATTAGCCAAACAGCAACCACAGTAAACGTAGAGATTGGGAATGAGCCAGTCTCAATGATGAAGTCGTTTGCCACAATCAAATAAGGAGAACACATGGACACAAATACAATCACTAAATTAATTACAACGATCGCTATTGCAGCTATTCCTATTATTGGTGCATACGTCAGCAAGGTGATTTTAGGAAACAAACAGGTTGTTAACCTGATTCAAGTGTTATCTCCGTTAGCAAAAGATGCCGTAGTGGCTATGCAGAAATTAGGTGTCACGGAGTTTCTGGAAGGTGAAGCTAAGAAGTCTGGCGCAGTTAAAATTGTTACTAAATCATTAACTGCTTTAGGGTTTTCTGATGCAGATGAAACATTAATCAAGAATGCAGTCGAAAAAGAATATGCTCTATTGATTAATGAGTTAGATCAGACTTACCCACAGATGACGGCTGAACAAGCTAAAGCGCAAGAGGCAGCGACACAACAAGCTAGTGAAGTAGCCAAAGCTGATGAGTTAGCCAAAGCACAACAGGCATTAGCTGATGCACAAACAAAGGTTAGTGCCTTACAAAATTAAGTAAACTAAAACCGCCCGACTGGATTATTTCTGGTTGGGCGGTTTTTTATTTGCTACAGATTTGCTACAACATGCTCCGTAAGCCTTTAGAACAATGCAGTTATGCTCCCTCTAGCGCTATTTAGCATTTCATGGCGTTGCATAAGGTTTCAAAAACCTTGATGTAGCGCCTTTTCTTATGAAAAACGTTGCACTGTATTTCATAGCATTTCACACAAAATGGGAAACTTTTAGGGAAACATTTTAAATACGCAAGTAGGCAGTGTAACGGCATTTAAGCCGTTTTTTATTTGCAAAAGTGGGAAACATTTAGCACATCATAAAAATGTGGTACATAATCAGAATATATACGAATAAAAATGTATATATACAGTATAATATTCATAGAATATCAAGCTGCTCATAAGTCAATAATTCGGACTATTTTTTATCTAGGGCTGAACTGATTAGGCAACTTTTATTTTTGGATTGGCAAGACTGATTCTTTCGTTGTTGAACCAGTGAATATACTTGGACACATCTAAAATTAGATGTGCAATCGATGGAAACCGGAATTGATAAATCATTTCACGCTTTAATAGGGAGTGAAAACTTTCAATTTTGGCATTATCATATGGATGTCCTAGTTTTGAATACGAATGATCAATTTTATGTCGCTTTAACAAATTTTCAAAGCCAAAACTAGTGAACTGACTGCCCATATCAGTGTGTAAATAATTTGGTTTTTT